CTATTTTATTTTTTCTATTTCATTTTTCAACCACTCAGGTTCTCTTTGTGTATATACACGCTCTGTTATGTCATCTATCTTATGCCCTACAATGTACTTGATTGCGTATTGATCTACTTCAGCTTTTTTAGCCATAGTTACAAAATGTTTTCTTGGGTCATGCGCTCTGTGATCTGGATTAAGTTCTAACTGATCACGAATCTTGTCAAAACGATGCCTATATTTATCATATGTTAATTTCCAAGAATACCTATGCGTTACGGTGTCTGTACAATTTAACAAATATTCGCTCCCCATATCTTTAGCTTGGTTATATCTTGCTGCGACAAGTTCTTTTATTTTTGAATGAATTGGAACCGTTCTATTTTCACCAGCTTCAGTTTTCATACCACCAATCATGTATCCATTTTCAAGATCTACATTTTCAAGTTTAATTAACCCTAATTCTTGAGGACGCCATCCTGAATAACATTGAATTATGACTATATCAATGTACGGCACCTTATACAAGTTGTCCCAGAGTTTATCCATTTCTTCCTGGGTAAATGGTATATGCCCCGAGGTTTGTTTTGTTTTTGCCTTTTGTACATCATCAGGAATATTGAAGGTTCTGGCATAATTTCTATCTGCAATCTCATATTCCAATGCATAATCAAACATCAGATTAAACATGGATTTAATTCGACTTTGGGTTTCGGGGGAGGCATGCCTTATCTGACCGCGATATTCATATATGCCATCGGTCATACATCCCTTAATATGTCTTGCACGTACATTTCGAGCTTTCATATTATAGATAGATGAACAATAATTCCAAGCGGCTTTTATTGTACGTTCACTCGATTGACTTTTTAATTCTTCAAAATACTGAGTGGACCATTTTTCATATAATTCAGCAACGGTAATATCATTATCCAGATCATACGGATTTTTATTATATTCCACCAAGGCAGCATAGGCTTTGTTATATGTTGGGTAATAGCCTAGTATTTTTGTCTTATATCTCATAGTTACAGTATCCCGTCCTACGGTAACCATTACTCTATATTTATTTCTAAGTCTTGAGTCACTCAATTCCGAGATCTGTCCAAAACCATTTGGCAGTTTCGGGTGTTTCTTTTTTGAAGTTTTCCTAACAGGAGTACTGCTTGTTATGGGATATCCGCAATGTGGACAATTCATTGCTTTATCACTCACTTGTAGTTCGCATTCAGGACACTTTATAAGCATTTTTATTTCTCCTCTCTGAGTAAGATTGTGGGTGTTAGCATATACTAAGATGTACGATCTTACAATTAGTACAATTGCCGAAATTTAGGGTTCTATTTCGTATCCTAGATTAGAAAAATGGGGTATTTTATGATTCTTGACGGAGCAAAATTTTGTCCAGAATGTGGGGGAGAACTACGATATTACGATAAAATCAAGCGTATAGTACGGTTGCAGGGGCATAAAAGCAGATATATAGACATAAAGCGCTACAAGTGTAGGGTTTGTGGCAAAGTGCACAGAAGTATTACCGAAGATATTTTCCCTTTCAAACAATATGAGGCGGAGATTATCAATGGAGCAGTCGAAGGACTGATCACGCCGGACACTTTAGGGTTTGAGGACTATCCAACAGAGACGACCATCAAGGAATGGAAGAAAGATTTTGGAAAAGACAAATAGCTGGAAAATTTTACCACTTGAGTCCGTTTAACAAACTGGTATTTGGTAGCCTAGAATTGTGGGTGAAAGGAGGTACTCAGATGGATGGTACAGAAGAAAAGATAATTGAATTCACAGCTGGATCGGTCCCGGTAGCTGTGGCAGCCAAAGTATATCATAAAGATGCTACTTGGGTTCGTGCTGGGATTATCAAAGGGTGGCTACCAATAGGGATAGCGACTCGAGATGGAAAAGTTGTAACAGAACTGGATGATCTAAGGATAAGTCATGGACGTATCAACTTCTATATTTCTCCAAAGAAATTATACGAAGACACAGGCTACGTTTGGAAGGGGGAACGAAAGATATGAGTACTACAATAAGAGCTGATATTTCCCAAAATAGTAAGTATTGGATTGAAAAGCACAGATACTATGAACTTAAACATTTTTGTTTACAGTATCCAATATGGCACAGTGCTTATATTTCATTAGATGGATTGAGTCAAAGACCAGATGCGCTTGCAAGTATAGGTAGAACGTATATGCATGGTGATCCGACAGCGAAGTGCGCTGAGGCAAAAGCGTTTTTCTCAGAACGTATGAACCTTGTAAGAGATGCGGCTGAGCAGGCGGATGACGAACTTGCCGATTATATTTTGTATGGCGTGACAGAGGGGGTGCCGTACAATACGTTGGTTACCCGTATGAGCATCCCTTGTTCAAAAGATACGTATTACGATAGATACAGAAAGTTCTTCTGGATATTAAATAAGACGCGAAAATAACAACTCCTATAATGAAACCATTAGGTTCGATAAAAACGAAGGAGGATTAGTTATGAAAGTAAAAACTAACGTGTCAACTATTTTGGTATCAGAGGAGAATAGGTATGTAAGTCTTGGGTTAAATATACCAGACATTGAAGAAATTCAAATTTTTGATGTGAACTTTATAAAGAACACACATAATTGGGGGATAACGGTTGTTGACCCAGATGGGAAAACAACTACAAAGCTCACAAAAATATGTAAAAGTTCTTTAGAGGTTGAGATCTTTTTTGACGAGTATGATTTTGAAATGCTTGTGTATTATGACAACGATAGTCATACATATGAAATACTTTTTTAGTACTAGGTATTAGTTGGAAAGCGGGAGTTGCTAAGGATTTTTACAGCAACTCCTTTGTTTTTTCTGTTGTCAAGTCTTGTTTTATATTTATTCGGTATTATAATTGCCTTACATATTGAATGGAAGGGGTGATTATAATGGATAGAACTATGGTAGTAGAATACTTTGACGGTGAGAAGAAAGTTAGAAAAATTATAGTTTTAAAGTAGTTTCGCGAAAATAACAACTCCTATAATGAAACAATAAACTTTCATTTAAGGAGGAAACTATTATGGACGAGAATAATTATATCAAGTTAAAATGCGAAGTAGGCGAGTTAATTGGGAAAGTAAGCGAGTTGGAGACTAAGGTTAAAGCTCAGGACGAATTAATCGAGTTACTTACAGACACATTGGTAGAATTACAGGGAACGGTAGCAGGACTTGAAGAGAAGATTTATAGTAAGTAGAAAAGACGAGGATTCCACATGGGGTCCTCTTTTTTTTCGCGAAAAATACACCTCATATAATGAAAAGTTAGCTCAATTGGTAGAGCAACAGAGGTTTATCCACTGTAGGTTGTAAGTTCGATTCTTACACTTTTCTTTTTCCGTACGCAGGTGACTGGAAAACAAGCTATATTTATATAACCCAAGGAAGGAGGAAGTATTATGTGGTGGTTGGACTGTGTGGCAATAGTCTTTGGAACTATTGTAGTAACTTGTATTGTAGATTATATACGCGACAGGAAGAGTGTATATGGGCGTTTTTCAATGGAACAGACAGACCCAGAGAATGAACCAGAACAATATTCAGTACATGTTATGATCCCAACAAATAAACTTTTATTGGATAAGAAACGTATCATTTTGCTCAGAGACGATTCGCGCAAATAACAGGTCCTATTATGGTAATGTAGGAAAATTATATTTTTAAGGAGGATTTTACTATGCAGGAAGTTAAGGAGAAGTTAAAAGGTGAGATTCTGGAAGAGATTGATGCTTTGAATGATATCGACATGGATTCAGAAGACTACAATCCAGCAGTTCAAGGAATTGGAGAGCTTACCGACAAATACATTGAGCTTGAGAAGATTGAGGCTGATAGAGCTAAGAGTGAAGCTGAGCTTGCGCTTAGAGCTGAATCAGATAAATCTGAAAAGCACAGTAGATGGATCGGGCATGCTCTGACAGGAATTGGAATACTGGCTAATGCTGGTCTTTTGATCTGGGGGGTCATAACAAATGTCAAATTCGAGACAGAAGGTAACATACCATCAACTGAATCAGGAAAGCAGGCATGGAGAGAAATTACAAGCTTTAAAAGAAAGTAGGACAGACCAACAAATGGAGAGGGTCCTTAACAAGGGCTCTTTCTTTTTATTTTAGGAGGAAAACATGAGATATCACTATGAAAAGCCAAGACACTATACATCTATGTATGGGGTTATATATGCTTGTGATCATCCGGTATATGATCGATGTACTTTATATTTGATAGAGAATCTGGGATTGGCGGTCATCCAGCAAAGATACGACCCTGATACAAAGCGAACTTGGTGGGGTGAGATAGATCCCTGGTTGGTAGATAGCATATATCTTGCAGAAGGGTTTAAGCAATTTTTTGATGACCGTGCCGGATTGCGTAGTGATGGACATTATCCCACAGTGACGGTAAGGCAAATCATGCATGCATTACGGATGAAGCCATTACCAAGAGCAAGATGGGAGACCTGTTTTGACAGGAGGGATATTTGAAATGGAAACAGAAAATCTTATAGATATACTGCTCGATATGAAGAAAAAATTGCATTTAACATATCAACAACTAGCGGATATCTGGCAAGTAAATTTATCTACTGCGAAAAGTAAGTTGCGGGGCGATTCAAGAGTAACTATTCGAGACATGGCTATATTGACTGATTATTTTGGGTATGAATCATATATCGGCATTGCACCCTGCCACAGGGTATGCATTCATATAACTACCAAGACAATGACATACTATAAACGTTTTTATATGAATCTTACTTAATTCGCGAAAAATGCATTCCCCTTTATGAACATATATTTTAAGGAGGAATGACAGATGAGGACTTTAGCAAAGGAACGAAAACTGACATTGTGGGAGCGTATAGTTATGAACTTACAGCGGACATGGCGTAATAAGATATTTGCATTGTGCATGTTACTAGTAGGTCTTATAGCAATATTAGCTACTGGAGATGGAACAGGTTCAGTATTCTTGACAGCTATAGCAATACCGATGTTTTTCGCTAGAGAAGATGTATGGCGGAATAATTAAGACAAAGGTGGGATGTCTATGGAATCATAGATTTCTCACTTTTATTTTTGGATTCGCGAGTTTTACGGCCTCTATAATGAAGGAGGTGACAATTATGTTTTTAATATTACTGTTACTAATGATTGCATTGATTTTAATAGCAGTTACAGTGATTGCCGTCAGTGTAGGCGGTAGTGTATTCATATTGGTATTCAGCGATGTGATCGTATGTATAGGATTTATTATCTGGTTAATTGTCAAATTGATAAACAGAAGAAGATAATTATAGAGGACTCAGTGCTTAATGCATTGGGTCTTTTATTTTTATAAATACATTTTTAAAGGAGGAATTTATATGAAAGGATTAGTACCATGTGCAAAGATATTTGTACAAAAACATTCGCCCACGATACTTACGGTATTAGGCACAGTGGGTGTTATTGCTACGGGTATATTTGCAGCGAAAGAAACACCCAAAGTAATGAGGAAACTGAAGAAAGAAGAACTTCGGAAAGGTGAGCCACTCACAACTAAGGAAAAAATAGTTATTGCAACACCAGTTTATGTCCCAACAGGTGTTATTGCAGTGTCAACTATTGCTTGTATCATTGGTTCAAATGTCATTAACCATCAGAGGCAGGCACAGCTTATGGCGGCATACACAATGGTAAGGGAAACCTTAGCGCAGTATCGCGGAGAAGTTGTAAAGAGATATGGTGAAGATGTTGACAAGGAGATAATGAGTGATATTTCGAGAAAATATTACGATTATCACCAAATCAATAACACAACACCTGACAAGATATTTCATTTTTGTGAGCCTGTTACCGGACACTACTTTGACATGTATGAACGAGAACTTATGGATGCCGAATACCATATAAATCGAAATTATGTATTACGCGGGTACGTAACATTCAACGAATGGCTAGAGTTTCTAGGACTTCCGCCAGTCCCGAATGGGAATGACATCGGTTGGAGTATCGACAGTGGCATGTATTGGATTGATATGGCGCATACAAAAACAAAAGAGAAAAAAGATGGCGAGCCTGTATATATGTTGAATTATTTATGCGGACCAGATGAAGATGCAATGGAAGAATGGCGAGATGCTTCATACGTGTCAGAACCGTATGAGGATATGCTACCGTCATTTGCTGAGAAATAAAGGAGGATTATATTGATGAATAATAAGTGGTTAAAAATATTAGGAATTGTCGTACCAGTGCTGAGTTTTGGTATATCCATGTTATCAGATCATGTGCAGGAGAAGCAGACTGAAGAGATGGTTGAGACTAAGGTAAACGAAGCCATGAATAGAATCGAGAAGGAGAATTGCGATGAATAAATTCACAAGAACTATGAATAAAATTGCCAATAAAGCTGGGAAAAATAGCCCTGCAATACTGGTAGGTTTGGGTATTACATCAGCAGCAGGTGCAGTTATATTTGCTATCAAAGGTACAATAGCTGCAAATAAGAAAGTTGAAGAGGTAAAAGAGGCTAAGATAAACGAGCTCATGGAGGAAGAGGTCGAAGATATCCCTGTTGAAGTGGAGCTCACAAAGAAAGAAATCGTACAGGCAACGTGGAAGTGCTACATTCCAACAGCTATATCGTTCACCACATCAGTGGTGTGCATTATATGTGCCAACAATGTGAATGCTAAGCGGAATGCAGCTATAGCTACAGCATACTCTATGTCTGAAGCAGCATTACATGAGTATAAGAACAAGGTGATCGAGACTATTGGCGAGGAAAAAGAAAAAGAGATAGCAAAGGCAGTTGTTAAAGATAAAATCGAGAAAGCACCAGCGCCAAATACACAGGTTATCGTAGCTGGGGACGGAGAGCAGCTTTGCCTGGATTATATATCTCAAAGATATTTCAAATCTGACAGAGAAACACTTCGTGCAGCGGTAAATGATCTGAACGAGATACTGAATAGTTGTGACTATGTATCTTTGAATGACTTCTACGATAAGATTGGGCTGGAAAGGACATCAATTGGTGATGAGATTGGCTGGAATGTAAGTAGAGACGGGCTCATTCAGCTGGACATCACTGGCGATATTGCAAAGGACGGTCGTCCGTGTCTTGGAATAGGCTATCGTGTAGCCCCGAGGTACGAATATTCTATGTATCGCTGATGCAAATTCGCGAAAATTACAAGTCATATTATGAGACTATAAGTCAAATAAATTATATTTTAGGAGGATAAAACTATGGAGAACAACGAAGAAATCATGAACACAGAGATGGAGAATGAGGTAAACGAGGTTAGTGAGTCAAACTATGATAACACTGATTCAACAGAAGGCGGATCTACAGCTGGAGGAATCATTATTGGACTTGGAATAGCAGCAGTCGGCGGATTAGTCGCATTTGCTATATCTAAGAAAGATAAGATACTTCAGAAGAGGATCGAGAATCTGGAGAAGAAGGGTTACAAGGTTGAGAAACTGCCTGAGCCAGAAGATGAAATCGACGAGGACGAAGATACAGTTGTCGACATGAAGAAGGCTAAGTAGAGTTATTTACGACATAGTCAAAGCAAGGGGGATGCCTTATTACAAGGTGTTCTCCTTTTTATTTTGCATATTTTTTAGGAGGACATGCCTATGGCAAAATATTTATACAGAGGTCCAGTGATGGAGTTTGATAGGTGCATAGTCAACAACTGGACAGGGCAGACTGAGGCTCCATCAGAGGCAAAAGCTAAGAGCAATCTTAGTTACCAGTTTAAAAAATATAATAACCGAACAGCAAATACAAAGATAACATTGCCAGGTAAGCTGTTAAAGGTTAGTTAGGAGGAGACTATGGCTGAAGTTAAATTACCAAGTAATTCCCATAGAGCTAGAATCGAGGCAGAGAAAAAAGCTGAAGAACCGAATAAGAAAGAAGTACAGAAAGTTGTTTCTGGAAAGGTCGTACGAAAAGAGAACAAGGGTCGAAAACTCACGGACGCAATCATTAGTGATGACGTGAAGCATGTAAAGTCGTATGTTGTTTTTGAGGTTCTTATCCCGGCATTTAAGAAAGCTATATCGGATATTGTTACCAATGGTATTGACATGATTCTGTATGGCGAGACCGGACATACAAAGAAATCGGGTAGTTTGCGATCGGATTATGTGTCATACAGGTCATATAGTGATTCGTCAAGAGAACGAAGATATGTGGATAGTAGATCTGACAGTGACTACGACGACTTGATATTTGAGCATCGTGGATCAGCAGAAGATGTACTGGCGCATATGGAAGATATTCTGGACGAGTATCATCAGGTATCGATAGGTGATATGTATGATCTGGCAGGTGTTACGTGCGATTATACATACAACGATTATGGATGGACAAGCCTCAGAGACGCAGAGGTGGTCCGCATAAGAGACGGATATTACATAAAGTTGCCTAGAGCAAAGGCACTCAGGAGGTAGAACATGGATAAGAATGATATTTTAGATAAGGCAAAAACCATTATAAATGGTGAACGACAGGGTACATACGGTAATGCGGAGGATAACTTTGCAAACATAGCGGCATTTTGGAGCACATATCTTAACAGAGAAATCAGCAGCACAGACGTTGCTAATATGATGATCCTTATGAAGGTAGCCAGAAACTCAAGTGGTGTATATAAGGATGATAACTACATTGATATTTGTGGTTATGCGGCACTTGGTGGGGAGATTGCGGCTGGCAAGGAACTTTTTCCTCGTGAAAAGGGTAAGAAAGCATACGATGACGCCGTTGACGCACTGAGACAACACGGCTGTATGCTTTGTAGAAATGTATTAAAGGAGGACAATACAAATGAAGAGTAAATTTTTCTCAAAGATGGCAGTAGCAGCCAATAAAGCTATATTTAAGACCAGGCAGCATAGCCCGGAGATATGCATGATCGTTGGAGTAGTAGGTACGGTAGGCAGCGCAATATGGGCATGCGTGGCTACAAGAAAACTTGACGATGTTATGGAGGAATCTCATAATAAGCTAGATTCTGTTCATGAAGATATCAAGGCTATCGAAGACGGCGAAGAGACAGAGTACACGATGAAGGACTGTAAGAAGGGCCTTACAACTATCTATATGCAGACTGGTTGGGAGCTTACGAAGCTCTATGGGCCATCCATATTGCTTGGCGCATTATCAATAGGTAGCATAGTTACATCTAACAGGATTCTCAGACAGAGAAATGCAGCTCTTGCTACTGCTTATATGACTGTAAATAAGTCATTCAAGGAGTATAGAAACAGAGTTGTTGAGAAGTTCGGAAAAGAAGTGGATCAGGAACTCAGATACAATATCCAGCACAATACCATGGAGACTGTGGTGCAGAATGAAGATGGTACTCAGACAGTTGTTACCGAGGAATATGATGTTGTAGATCCAAATACACTATCGGCATATACAAGAATATTTGACTGTGGCAATACTGGCTGGAATGATGACCCAGAGCAGACGTTATGGTTCCTCAGACAGCAGCAGAACTGGGCGAACGAAAAGCTCAAAGCACAGGGATATTTATATCTGAATGATGTATTCAGTATGCTTGGTTTCCAGGGAACTAAGATCGGCCATGAGGTTGGCTGGATTTATGATGAGAAGAATCCAATCGGTGACAATTTTGTGGATTTCGGCATATTTGATGTCAACAATGCTGCTAAACGTAGATTCGTTAATGGATATGAGAAGGCGGTATTGTTGGATTTCAATGTAGACGGGCCAATTACCGATTATGTATGTGCATGAAGAGGTTTTGACTCTTACGGGTCAGGTGATTGGTACAGAGATATATTTGATTACCCTCAGTTGTTTATAGGACGCTGAGGGTTGTTTTTATGTAGGAGGAACACATATGAACAATAAAGTATTGACATTTTCATTAGGAGTTGCGGTAGGTGCTGTGGCTTCTTGGTTTATAGCAAGAGAAAAGTACAGAAAGATAGCAGATGACGAGATTGCATCTGTGAAGGAAGTATTTCAGCGTAAAAAAAAAGAGGAAGTTGAGTTAGCTGAGGAGAACGTAACATACTGTGGTCTTGTGGATACATACGATACCGAGTCAGCAGATGATGATTTGGCGGAAGATAAAGACAACAGTATTCTTCCATACATCATCGAACCTGAAGAGTATGGTAATAAGGCAGAGAACGAGTGCACAGTACTCATGTGGTATGGCGATGATATTCTGACTGATACATATGGAGTGAATGTAGACGACATCGCCAACACAGTCGGCAGAGAATTCATAGATCATTTCGGTGAGAATCCAGAGGAGCCAGATGTAGTGTATGTAAGAAATGATCGCCTTGAGATGGATTATCAGATACTTCAGTGCAACTCTGGAGAGGAGGACTAATGTATTTAGATGATAAGTTTCGAGAAGATTATTTCAAATGGCTATGTAATATAGTCTGCGGAAAGCGGTTTGGTAGGGAAGTCTCTTACAATAAGCTGCTTTCTTTTTTATATTCTAAGGAATTCTATGCAGTAATGGCAAGAGATGAGAATAGGGCAAGTGATGGTATAGATCTTCGCAAGGAATTCATGTTTGCTAATGGTTATGATACGTCTATGCCAGACTTGGTATCTGAGCCATGTAATATCTTAGAAATGATGGTTGCACTTTCATTAAGATGTGAGCGGACGATCATGGATAATCCACAGATAGGAAATCGTACAGGTCAGTGGTTCTGGCAGATGATATCCAGTCTGGGATTACAGGGAATGCATGATAGATGTTTTGACGTTCGACTCGTACATGAGATAACAGATACATTTCTCGACAGAAAATATGATCGAGATGGTAAGGGCGGATTATTCACAATTCCAAATTGCCGAGAAGATCTCAGACGTGAGGAAATATGGATACAGATGTGTTGGTTTCTTGATAGTATATCGTGAATCAAATAATGAAAAGAGAGGGTGGTGAGTATGTTAGATTTTATGACTATCGCAACCAGATCGCCCAAACGTGGCGAGGTTGAGATATATCCTAAATTCATCATCAAGAAGAGTAAGGATCTCATGATTCGCGGTCAGGATTTCTACGCTATATGGGACGAAGAACGTAAACTTTGGTCGACTGATGAAGAAGATGTTGTCCGTCTCATAGATCAGGAAATAAAAACATATTATGAGGAGAATAGAGACAGATTTACAGATTTAGCAAAACCTATGTATATGTGGGATGCCGATACTGGGATGATTGATAAGTTTCATAAATATTGTCAGAAACAGTCCAGAGATTCGTTCCATATGTTGGATGAAAAACTTATATTTTCAAATGATGCCGCCAGAAAAGAGGATTATGCAAGTAAACGACTGCCGTATCCTCTTGAGGCGGGCGACTATTCATCATGGGATAAGCTATTATCTACTTTATATTCTGAGGAGGAGCGTCGCAAGATTGAATGGGCTATCGGTTCGATCATAACTGGCGATAGCAAGACTATTCAGAAGTTTGTAGTGTTGTATGGTGCTGCCGGAACAGGTAAATCAACAGTTTTGAATATTATTCAGATGTTATTTGATGGATATTATTCAGTATTTGATTCAAAGGCATTGGGTTCTGCTACGAATGTATTTGCTCTGGAGGCATTCAGATCGAATCCGCTTGTAGCAATAGAGCATGACGGCGATTTATCCAGGATTGAGGATAACACGAAGATAAACAGTTTGGTGTCACATGAGCAGATGACGGTAAACGAGAAGTTCAAAAGTACATATACAAACAGTTTTAAGTGTTTTCTTATCATGGGTACAAACAAACCAGTAAGGATCACCGATGGTAAATCGGGTTTGTTAAGACGTCTGATAGATGTATCTCCATCAGGGGATAAGCTCAGCCAAAAAGAATACAAAGAGGCGATGGCAAAAGTTAAGTTTGAGCTTGGGGCTATTGCCTGGCATTGCAAGGAAGTATATTTGGAAAATCCAGGAAGATATGACGACTATGTGCCAGTTGCGATGCTGGGAGCGTCAAATGATTTCTACAACTTTATATTGAGTGCATACCATGTATTTAAGAAGCATGACAGTACAACACTCAAAGAGGCGTGGGAAATGTACAAGTTGTATTGCGACGATGCAAAGGTTCCTTATCCATATTCTCAGAGAAGTTTCAAAGAGGAACTCAAGAACTATTTTAGGGAGTATTCAGATCGTATAGCACTTGACGATGGTGCGAGAGTAAGAAGTTACTACACTGGATTCAGGACTGATATTTTTGAGCGTGAAGAACCTACAGAGAAGACGGAAGTTGCTGAAACGAGTATTCCTGCATGGTTAAGGTTTAAAGAACAACATAGTTTACTTGACGATGAACTCGCAGATTGTCCAGCGCAATACGCGTCAAGTAACGAAACTCCGACGATATCGTGGGATAAGTGTAAAACTAAACTGAAAGAGCTCGATACTCATAAACTGCATTACGTGAAAGTCCAAGATGTCAAAACTAATCTGATAGGTATAGACTTCGATAAAAAAGGAGATGATGGTAAAAAATCCTTCGAGAGAAATCTTGAAGCGGCAAGTAAGTGGCCTGCTACATATGCAGAACTCAGTAAGAGTGGAGCTGGCATACATCTTCATTATATTTATGATGGGGACGTTTCAATGCTTAGTCGTATTTATGATGAGGATATTGAAATAAAGGTATTTACGGGTAATAGTTCATTAAGACGTATGCTTACCAAGTGTAACGATATTCCTATAGCGACTATTAACTCTGGATTACCTTTGAAGGAGGAGAAAAACACGGTAGGAAAAGATAAAATAAAGAGCGAGCGAGGGCTTAGACAGTTGATAAAAAGGAATCTCAATAAAGAGATACACCCAGCTACTAAGCCCAGTATTTGTTTTATACGACAAATATTAGATGATGCTTATAATCAAGGTCTGCATTATGACGTAAGCGATATGTTCGATGCTGTATTAGCATTTGCCATGTCAAGTACAAATAATGCAGACTTTTGTATTAAGCAGGTAAAAGAAATGAAGTTCAAGTCGGATGAACCTTCTGAAAATACTGAGGACACGGAGAAACCTATAGCATTTTATGATATAGAGATATTTCCGAACTTATGCTTGGTGAACTGGAAGATTGCTGGTGAAGGAAATTCGATGGTTCGTATGATCAACCCAAAGCCTATAGATATTGAGAAATTGATAACTGGGTATAGGCTGATTGGATTTAACTGTAGACGATACGATAATCATATTCTGTTTGCAATTATGATGGGGTATGACAACGAGCAGCTCTACAGATTATCACAGAGGATAATAAATCACGATAATAACGCATTCTTTGGCGAGGCGTATAACATATCATACACTGATATTTATGATTTTGCATCGTCTACCAATAAAAAGAGTTTGAAGAAGCTCGAGATAGAGATGTCAAAGGTTGCTCACGACCAAAAATCTAAGATAAGTGATGAACTCAGAAAGTTATTACTGAGGATAAAACACCAGGAGCTTGGGTTAGAATGGGATAAGCCTGTGCCAAAAGAACTTTGGGTGAAAGTTGCTGAGTATTGTGATAATGATGTTATATCCACAGAGGCAGCGTTCTATTACTTGAAGGCAGACTGGACGGCAAGGCAGATTCTGGCAGATTTGGCAGAGATGACAGCCAATGATACAACGAATACTCTGACTACAAGAATTATATTTGGCAAGAATAGAAAACCTCAGAGCGAATTCATGTATAGGGATTTGTCACAGCCAGTGAAGGAGCTTCCACCAGATGTGCTGTTATTCTTAAAAGATACATGTCCGGAGATGATGGCAGCACCGCATAATCCTCCGCATGCAGAAGTGCCGTTCAAAGAGGATAGCTTACTTCCATATTTCCCAGGTTATACACATGAATTTGGCAAGTCAATGTATAGAGGAGAAGACCCAAAAGAGGGCGGCTTTGCTCAGGGTTTTCCTGGCATCTACGGTAACGTAGCATTGCTTGATATTGCATCAATGCACCCACATACAATAATAGCAGAATGTTTATTTGGTGTAAGATACACTAGAGCATTCCGTGATATTGTGGAAGGACGTGTTAGCATTAAGCATAAGGCATGGGATGAAGTTGATCAGATGATGGATGGTAAGCTCAGACCGTATATTGAGAAAGTCAAGAATGGCGAACTGAGCCATAAGGACTTAGCAAATGCACTCAAGACAGCTATCAATTCAGTTTATGGCTTGACAGCCGCAGGTTTTGACAATCCGTTCAGAGATAATAGAAATGTCGATAATATAGTGGCAAAGCGTGGGGCTCTATTCATGATAGATCTCAAACATGCGGTTATGGAGCGTGGATTCAAGGTTGCTCATATCAAGACAGACTCGATCAAGATACCAGATGCCACTCCGGAGATTATCAAGTTCGTTATGGACTTTGGTAAGAGGTATGGGTACACATTTGAGCATGAGGCTACATATGAAAAGATGTGCCTTGTAAACGATGCGGTATATATTGCAAAATACAAGTCTCCAGAAGATTGTCAGAAGATGTATGGTTATGTGCCAGGTGATAATACTGAGCATGGTGGAGAATGGACAGCTACAGGTAAGCAGTTCGCAGTCCCATATGTATTCAAGACGCTATTCAGCCATGAACCAATAGCATTTGACGATATGTGTGAGACATTTTCAGTATCCAAGGGAGCTTTATATTTGGACATCAATGAAAAACTTCCGGACGTGAGTGAGTTCGAGAAACAGCTTGATAAACTCGAGAGTGACTATAAGAAAGGTAAGATATCAGATATAATGTTTGAGCCTGAGGCTAAGAAACTTGCTGAGGATATTGAACCGGGTCACAACCTACAGTTTGTAGGAAGGGTTGGTCAGTTTACACCGATATTGACTGGCAAGAATGGCGGTGTGCTATATCGTGTGGATAATGGCAAGAACTATGCGGCATCGGGATCAACTGGATATAGATGGCTTGAATCTGAGATGGTGAGACAGATCGGAAAAGAGAACGCTATAGACAAGTCGTTCTACAGAAAACAGGTAGATGCAGCAATAGCAGAAATATCTAAGTATGGTGATTTTGAGCAGTTTGCTTCGGATGATCCATATGTATGTACTGACCCGCCTATGGACTTTATGTATATTCCACCGGATGTAACAAGTGATATGCCGTTCAAACAGAATATCGCGTAAATTACAGCCTCTATAATGAGGAGGTGATTTTATGATATTACATTTATTACAGTGGTATTTACTGATTGGATGTGTGGTAGCAGGAATATTGATCATAGTCATGATAATAGCATCAACACAAACGGATTTTGATGAAGGTAAGTTTGGAATGGTTGAGACTATATTGGCGGTTATACTGTGGCCATATTTTCTTATCGTAGGGATATCATCGTTTATTCGTGGTGTCAAAAAAGGCATGAAATAACAATTAGGGGGTCTAGGGAAACTTAGACTCTCTTTATTTTTTACAAAAAAAGGAGAATAAAACAATGGAATTAAAGATTGAAAAGAAAACTGGGAGATTAATAATCGACGATGCAAGAATTATATTTAGGAATTTTGAAGGGAGGGGAGGTGATTACAATAGAGAAGGCGACCGAAACTTCCAGTTAATTATACCAGATAAAGAAATGGCAGATGTACTTGTAAGTAATGGATGGAATGTAAAGATAAAACCTGGAGTTAATCCAGACGATGATCCGCGTATGTCATTACGTGTCAAAGTTAAATTCAATGAGTATGGTCCGGACATATATCTGGTAAGCGGTAAAAATAGGAGAAACCTTTCAGAGGATGAAGCATATTCTCTTGATCGTATGACAATAAAGAGGGTAGATATGGACATTCGCCCTTACGATTGGACAGTAAATGGCAAGACTGGTCGTACTGCATATCTTGATAGGTTGTATGTGGAGCAGGACATCGACCGATTTGCTCAGCGTTTTGCAGAGGAAGAGGCACCTGACGATGAGGACGAACTGCCATTCAAATAATATATAAGCATAGATCACATGAGACTTAGCGTAGCAATATGCTAGGTCTCTTTTATATTTTAAGGAGGAGATTTTTATGAATATTGTTGTCGTAATTAACTGTAGCGAGAGTAGATGTAGATTCATTCGTGCAGCTAGGGATTGGGTGATGACGCATCCAGTCGATACAACATTATATATTGTTAGGGCTGGCAACAGGGTACGAATTGGACCATATAATATAAATTTTGTATGCGGGGTTGCCGACACAAGAGGTCTTAGAGCAATTGATATGCTGTATTATCATAATTCTCCTACCAGTGCTATGTTGGATTGGGAGGTTGGACATCGGATGGCCCCAGACGGAAAGAAGTTCTTCTTGTTGAGTAAGTTTATGGAAGAAGTATTTCATAGAGTGGAACAGGAAGCAGCTATTTTCAAGAATATAGAATTTGGGCATGCTAGAAAGATGCTACTCAATTCTGTATATGGGGCGAAAGCGGTGAACTATCCAGAAGATTATATAGCAAAGATGGAAGAAGCTCAGGAAAAGGCGGATAACATGCCTTATGGTTTGATTGATTTTTCATTTGCGAAAGAAATAGATCATTTAAACGACGAAATACTTAGACAGTATTGCGTTCCTGTCGGCAAAATAATCCCGAATGCTATTGCATATATAAAGGAGGAAAAAACTATGAATTGTGATATTAGATCAAACATAAAGGACGTTATATTCAGTGATCGAGTAACCGTCGTACTTTGGAAGGACGGAACAAAAACTATGGTTAGGGCTGGGGAAAACGATAGGTACGATCCTGAGAAAGGTTTTGCTATGGCTGTTGCCAAGAAGATGTTCGGCAATAAGGGTAACTACTATGAGGTATTCAAGAAATATGTACCAGTAACGTATTATATTGCGGATAAGAAAGACATCATGATGACTGATCAGGCTGTTTCAGACGAGGTCGAGAAGGAAATCGTTGGAATGATTGATGAATGCCGGGGACAGAATAAAATATGGCCAGGACTTACTAGGAAGAAATGGAAAGAACTGGTCAACAAGGTTGCTAAGTGTGTTGCAGATAAGCGAAAGAAAGATGCAGCTAAGGAAAAATGTGAGCAGAAAAAAGAAGGTATCAGATCAGGCAAATACCATTTTGGTATAGACTTGAGTAACTATATGACCCCACCAGAAGAGGGTGCAAACAGCTCAGGTAAGGAGGAGTGACATGAATACCAATAAGGTAGGTACTCTTACTTTTGATAAGAGGCAGTTAGACGTATATTCGTCGTTGGACGAACCTTTGTTCAGTGCTAGAGATGTAGCAGATATGGTTGGTTATAGCGCGGGAAATACTTGGAACATGCTCGGTATGGTGGAGACAGATGAAAAGCTGATACTACCAATGGTAGTTGCAGGGCAGAGTAGATCGGTCAGCTTTGTTACTGAGTCTGGGTTATATAACATATTAGCCCAGAGTAGAAAGCCTCTTGCGCGTAAGTGGAGACGTCTTATAAGTGACGAACTTATCAATCTCAGAAAACAGAGAAATTACAATGTGCTGGAGCAGTTCCAGGAATGGGATCATAAGCTGGACGATATATATTTTGATGAAGAAACGGGGATGATGATGCAGTCGGTTACCCTTCCAGGAGGAGACGTAGATCAGATTCCATATAGAGGGGAGGCACTCGCTTTATGATGTCTGGAAACAATCTTGATACAGCGGTAACAGGCGTATGTGTTGGTTTGGCTGAGACTAAGCAGCTTGCTACCTGTGAGTTCACCTATAACGATGGTGCTGTAGCAAAGGATGCACCTAATGACGAACCTTTATATTTAGGGTTTGTGAGTTTTGCGGAGATGGACATGTTTATAGAGACTTTACAGCAGATGGGTATAGACCTTAAACGTAACCTAACTAACCCGGTTGAAGGAGGTGACAAGCATGAGTAAGGAGTATGACAAATATATTAAAGAGCATAAGGTTGCAGTTATGAAAGCTTATACGTGGCTTTTGGATAATTACGATGACGTGCTCAAAATAAGCAAGTATCCCAACTTGAAAGCAAATCTGCTTAATCATGATACATCAAAGTATTCGGATGAGGAATATGATGCCTATGACAAGTACTTCTATGGTGGGAATAGATCTTATGCAGTAGTTGAAGAGTTTAGGCGTGCATGGCTTCATCATATTCACGTCAATCCACATCATTGGCAGTATTGGGTTCTTATAAACGATGATCCAACTGAAGGCATAGTAGCGCTTGACATGCCTGACGAATATATCATCGAGATGATTTGCGACTGGTGGTCATTTTCATGGCGGTCTGGTGATTTGGCTGGGGTATTTAAGTGGTATGATGACCACAAAAAATATATGCAGTTAAGTGAGCGGACAAGGAGTAGTGTTGAGCTCATTCTAAGCATGATAGAGTATAAGCTTGATTAAAGAGGTGACACAGTGGAAGGTGACTAAAGACAAAGAATTTCTGCGTCCTCATCAGCAGATAGCCCTCGCTAAGATGCACAATGGTTGCATATTATGTGGAGGCACTGGTTCTGGTAAGAGTAGGACTGGATTATATTACTTTTTTCAGCAGAGTGGTGGTCGGATTGATAAATCCGGCTATCATCCTGTGAAAAAGAGACCGAAAGATTTATATATTATAACCACTGCAAGAAAACGCGATACTCATGAATGGGAAGATGAAATGGCTCCGTTTATGATGTCAACCAACCCAAAACTAAATAAAACCAACGGCAACAAAATAATTGTAGATAGTTGGAATAATGTAAAGAAGTACTCTGATATTCAGGGTGCTTTTTTTATATTTGATGAGCAGCGAGTGGTGGGTTACGGGACTTGGGTAAAAGCCTTCCTGAAGATAACAAAGTCGAATGAATGGATATTACTGTCCGCCACACCCGGCGATACATGGATGGATTATTTGCCTGTATTTTTGGCTAATGGCTTTTATAGAAATAAGACTGAGTTTATCCATGAGCATGTTATATATTCAAGGTTTTCCAAGTTTCCAAAGATTGATAGATATGTTAATACTGGTAGGCTTATACGACTCAGAGAGAGACTGCTGGTAGATATGCCATTTGACCGATCTACAGTGCAGCATCATGAAGATGTCTTCGCTGAGTATGACATGAAACTGTATAAGTCATTATTCAAAGATAGATGGAATATATATGAGAACAAACCAATAGAGAATGCGTCGGAGTTATGTTATTTGCTGAGAAAAGTAGTAAATAGCGATGAAACACGACAGACTAAGGTGTTGGAGCTGTATGAAAAACACCCTAAATGCATTATATTCTATAACTTTGATTATGAGCTGGAGATACTAAAGAGTATATTTGATGTGTATAGGGATGATGATAGGTTTGAACTTGCTGAGTGGAATGGACATGCTCATCAGGAAATACCGCATACAGAGCGATGGGTATATTTGGTTCAGTATACAGCTGGGTGTGAGGGATGGAATTGTGTTGACACCGATACGATTATATTTTACTCACAGAACTACTCATATAAAGTTATGGAGCAGGCGGCAGGGCGAATCGATAGACTGAATACCAAGTTTGTCGATTTATATTACTATCATCTGAAGAGTAGAGCCAGTATTGATATCGCAATCAGCAAAGCTATCAATAATAAGAAGAAATTCAATGAAAGCAGATGGTTACATATATAGGAGGATATATGGATGAATTAGACAAGTCGTCGGGGATGTTTTTCTCAGTAAAAAACTGGTCCGATTGTAAGGATGTACTTGAAAGGGAGTTATCACGTTTTGTGTTTGGAAATATCAAATGTGAGCTTTTTGATGACTTTTTAAAAATAACCATAACGTATGGCACTACAGAGTATTACAAATATTACGACGTAGATACTATCGAGTATATGCATTTGGATTATTTAATTAACATAATACTCAGACTTTATAGGGATTATGTAATGCGTATATATTTTAAAAGAGAAGGACGAGTTTTATTAAATTCGCGTAAAGAACAGCCTCTATAGTGGAGGTGAAGTATATGACAGACTATGAATATATATATAGTATGGCAGTACAAAAGGCACTAAAACCGAGAATAATCGGAAGTATATTTTGTGTAATCAGGGATGACGTACTCAATATAATCATCGAAAACGATGGTAAAAAATTTGAGTATAGCATTGATGAAATAACAGAAAAGATACGTACGGGTTATCCGGTTGATAGCGTGGTTAAGTACTGTTACGACATGTATAAGGTATTTATATTAAGTAATTATTTCTATTAACAACAGAGAAGGGTCTTTGGAAACATTGACTCTTCTTTTATTTTGGTCGCGATATTTACAACCTCTATAATGAGGAGGTGATCGATATGAATTACAGACAGAGAGAAACAGCTAGAGAAGTAAGACTCTGGATTGGACAGGTCATAGTACCAGCGGTAGTAGGTATTACTGGACTTGTGACTTTGCATCCGGAGCTTAAAGACAAAGCTAAGATACAGGTAAATCGTATCAAGAACAAATTTAAAAAATAAGACGAGAGGGTCTGGACTGATATTTGGTTCAGGCTCTTTTATTTTTTCAAGGAGGAGATTAGAAATGAATATGTTAGATTGGGCAAGACAAGAAGTTGAAATCGCATGTAGAAAAGAGAACCCTGATAAAAAAGAGGGGAAGTTTGATTATGGGTGTGCTTGTTACGAGAGCGCCTTAAAGGCATTTGAAAGCTTATGTGGAGATGGGCATTCGGGGTTCAGTATAAAAATGACGCAGAGTATCCTCAACAGACTCATAGATGGTCAGCCATTGACGCCTATAGAGGATACGGATGATATTTGGGATGAATGTACACGCCCTAAAGATAATCCAAAAGTGTACCAATGTAAGAGAATGAGTTCGTTGTTTAAAGACGTATATGATGATGGGACTATTATATATAACGACGTAGAGCGTTCGTATTGTGTTGATATTAATAATCCACGTAGTACATATGGATCGGGTCTAGGTAGTCGTGTCATTGATGAGGTGTTTCCTATAACGATGCCATATATGCCGAGTAAGCCGATTAAGGTATATTGTGAATATTTTCTAACAGACAAAAAGAACGGTGATTTTGATACCGTTGGCATATTTTATGCGATAAAAACTGAGAATGATAAGCAGAAAAAAGTTGAAATCAACCGATTCTTCAGAGAACCAGAAGGTGATGAAGAGAGAAAGTGGATTGAGATATCTAAAGAAGAGTATGAGGAACGGAAGAGTAGAAAGTTGTAGAAAGGATGATATTTATGACTATCGTAGAGTTTGTTGAGGGTTATTTAGAACATCCCCTATCAGATTGGGACAGGCAGTTCGTAGAAAAAGCATATGAGTCCGTAAAATACAGACAACTACTAATCTATGTTCATCCACGTGGTAGTAGTAAGTGGTATTACGATATGTTACAGGCCTTGGTGATTCTTGCCGTGGGTATGGAACAGGGGCTCATAAAGAAAAGGTAATAAAGGAGTTGAGTAATCATGGGAGTATACATAATAAATAAAAAGAAATACGACACTAACAAGATGGAGCTTATATCGAATAAGTTCAGATATGAATATGAAGTAAATCACCCGATTTTTGGTGGGTTTACATGCGTTACGTACGATACTGGACTGTATAAAAGCAAGAATGGTAATTGGCTTGTTGTTTTTGATGGACATGGTCGTGCGGTGACCGAAAAAAAAGCTCAAGATATGCTACTTAAACGTGACTATAAGGCATATGAAAAACAGTTTGGCGAGTTAGAGGAGGCGTGATATGCGAAAGTTAATCCTATTTTGTCGTAAATACGGGATAGAGGTACGTATGGATTACGACAGTTTGGTAGATGGTCAGCGTTTTGTATTCCGACGAGGGAGAGAGCGGTTTACATACGTGTTTAGCATGAGTGACCTGAGAGAGATGGATGAATGGGTACATATTGAGGATACACTCATAAATTGGGTGCATATTCAGTTTCAGTTAGGAACAGAGGAATGAAGAAGATATTAATGTGTGTGATTGTCGCTGCATCGTTGGTGTTTTGTATTGGCTGTAGCACAATTGATGTGGCAGATGCAACTGAATCAGACATTGGAAATGTGTTTAACATTGTCGAATCAGGCATTTTGCCTGAATATGGCGAATATGAAGTTTTAGTCGATAAAACAACTAGGGTTATGTATTTTTATACAACCCGACAATATTCAAATACAATAACAGTTCTACTTGATAGTGATGGTAAACCACGGTTATATGAGGAGGAATAGCGATGATCGGAGATTATAAAGAAGTATATTTTCACGAATATTGTAAGACTTGTAAGCATCGAGATATAGAAGATTGGAAGGATCCGTGCAATCCTTGTTTGGCTAACCCATGTAATATCGATTCCCATAAGCCTACATATTATGAGAAAGATGAAAATGCAAAAGAACAGAAGTAGCAAGGTTTTGCATATTTAAGGAGGAGTTTTTATGCAGACAAAGGAGAAGAAAAGAAAGAATTATGATATGCATAGACATAGGAGTCTTGAAGAAGATGCTCTTATTAGCGAGAAGATGCAGCTATTGCACGATTTTTGCATTGTCAACCAGTTTAATCATAAAAAATATAGAGAAAAGTTTGAGAGAGCCTTAGCAAATAGGCCAGCTGGTGTTAGTGCAGTGGCCGTTATAGAGAATCTTAGTATCACCATTATAGAGGAGGAGCTGTAGGTATGAAATTTAAAATTATATCTGGTAGCAGAGCTGAAGTAGAAGCAACAGTTAATAAATATATATCCGATCCTGACACACGTATCGAGAAGGTAGATACTTCGTCGTGTGTAATCGATAAAACAGGTAAAGCAATATACACTGTTTATATTTTGTATTGGGCATAAGAGGAGGAATATTCATGATAAAAAATATAGATAAGTACAAAGAAGTTGATGCTGCAAATGTAGCACAGTTCAAAAAAACTGGAAGAGTAGGACGATACGACGGCGATGATCTGTATACTTGTGTCATTTGTGGTAGGAAGACCAGTATATACGGTTCATATTCAACAAGAGGACATAATTTGATATGCAGTGGACATTTATTTTTGCTTAATGGTAACGAATACAAAGAACTTAGCGAGTTTGTATGGGGGAGATGCTAAAAATGGATAAATTTGAGACTGGTCAGGTCGTAGTTACAGCCGGGGTTGCCGCCAAGATGGAACACAATCCTGGCTTTATTAAGTTTATTCTTGTGTCATTCAAGCGGTATGAGACCTGCGACTGGGGGAATATACGTCCTGATGATGCAAAAATGAACGATAAAGCCGTAAAAAATGGTGATGATCGTATTTTGGCGATGTATGAAGATGAAAAATACGGCAAAATATGGATAATTACCGAGCGGGATAGGAGTGTCACGACGATTTTATTCCCAAGTGAGTACTAAAAGTGCATATTTTTCTAAAATTTTCGCGTAGTCTACATGCTCTATAGTGAAAGGAGTGATGAACTATGTTACAAAAATTAATAAGTAATCATTTTATAGAGAGGTCTAGTGAACTTGTAGCTAGAGGTGGTATTGAAAGTATGAAGCAGAGTGCTAAATGCATGAGAATGGCACTAATATTTATGAGTGCAGATGACAGGATGATAACTATAAATGAACAGTGGAAAAATGTAGCACAGAGATAACTTAAAATTAGAAGAGGGTCTTCAAATGAGGATTCTCTTCTTTTTATATTTTTAGGAGGAGATAAATATGAAACTGAACAACATAAACAACAGAAAATTGAAGGATGCTTCTTTAACGAAGGTCGAAACAGAAGAATGGGACGATGAATATCGTTTATGTCTCGTATATGAGGAGGTAGATGACTTCGGCAATATTCATGAGGTGACTTTAAAAGATATTCTTTTGCCTCTTTATGAGGATTTTAAATTCAGGGGAGCTAGCTCAGCAGATATATATGAGTGTCCTCGAATAACTATTGATGTGGGGTATGGTGATGTTACTCTGTGGGATCCGTCTAATAGCATAACTGACACTATAGTCAAATATGCATCTCCTAAGGAAATGACTCTTGAGGAGATAGAGGAGAAGCTTGGACATAAGGTCAAGATTGTGAGTAGAGAGGATGGATAATGATAGAAGTAGGTAATAGTGGATGCAAACGATTTTGTAGGTGTAATGACTGTAAAGTTGTATTTTTGGCTGGCATGGACCAGATATATTCCATCCATCATAAAAATGGATACTTGCTTAGTCGTTGGGTGCATTGTCCTCAATGTAAGAAAGCTATATTGTTGGACGAACACGAATACGGAAAGCCTGATAATAATTTTATAGAACTATTAAATTTCTTAAAACAGAATCAAATAAGGAGAGAACATAAATGAAATTATTTAAAACAACAGATGAGAAACTTAGTGATATCGGATTTGAGAAGCTCAGTGAAGACAAATTCGGATGTGAGTATGAGCGAGTAGTGCATACAGAACTGTATAGATACCGTCATAAGGTGGTAATTCTACATAAAAAATCAGGAAAACATATCATACAATCTTATGACCCCAACTTAATGGACGACAAAAATATAGGATGCACTTGTGTTGGTTTAACCAGATATGAGGTGAAGCTGTTCCTGAAAAAGATGGTTGAATATGAAAAAAAATATTGTAAGGGGCGGGCAAGCAGATGAGTGAAATAAAAGTATACAGAGTTCCGCAATACATGAGTAAACGAGTAAATGCCATTTGTGTAGATGGAGTGCCAGTATGTACTGCTCGTGGTAAAAAGACAACCAGCGATATTGTAGCTAAGTTGAGTGGGTATGACGTTGAGATAAAAGATGGACGAATCGGCAAACTGAAAGGAGAAAAGATTGAGTAAATCTTGATCCAGTGCAGAATATGGCAGGACTGTTTCTAAGAAAGTAAAAGGATGTAAGAATTATATTAAGGAGGAAAAGAAAAATGTCAGAATTAAAAATTGTGGTACCTTTACGCCCCTGTTATGTGACGGCCGGTGACGAGGAAGTAAAGGCATTATTTCATCGCTGGTGTGATACCAATACGTCACCGATTTATGGAAGACAAACAATATCAGTATCAGCGATTGTTGAACTTGAGGATGGGACTATACACACGGTATATCCAGAAAACATCAGGTTTTTAGACGATCCATTTTCAAACTACATATTCCCAGGTAAGGAGGAAAAAGAATGATTAATTTAGAGCACGTGGTTCTGGCGAGTCCAGAGCAAATGGAATTTGTGATAGAGGGCATGAGGAATCCTATGAATTCATGGGGGAAGAGTGATAGTGAAAAAGAGTTTACAAACGCAAAATGGCCAGAAGAGATGTTTATATTAGGAGAAAACGACCACTCTCTCATGCAGAAGCTCTCAGATGCAGGTACGGAGCATAGGAAGTATATGCGAATGATTCCTGTATATGTGAGAATCACAGCGCCTTTATATTGGTAGTTCTTTCTGCCAATGAAACACTTTACCTGCTTATCGGCAGGGGTCATATTTTATGGCTAACGGGGAACCACCCATTGGAATCCCGTGGGAAACATTCTAAACACACATATAACTTGTAAACTAAGGATTTATTATTTTAAGGAGGCAATTATTATGGCATTTGATAGGATTATTGAATTACTAAAATCTGATGATTATAAGAGTAGAGCTATTGGAGAATATTATTTTGTTAAGGATAAATATAATAAACTCCATTCGATGATCATAAAGAGAGAGGCTGGTAAGCTTGATTTTAAACCGAAGTGTCCCATGGAGCAGTGGAAATCACAAGCAAGTGCTATGGGGCAATATTTGTACCAGCTTGAAATTAAAGCCGAGATTGAAGGCTATAGTTTAGATTTGGATTAAAGTTTTATATTTAACATGTGTGTTTGAAATGAACCTGTAGAGACTATCCCCTATGCCTTCTGGGCGGGGGAGTAGGGCTACTATTGATACGTAGCTGGGTTTTAGGAAACGAAGCTCATGAAAACCGAAATGGTGTCCTCACTATTTTTAGTGGGTAAAAGATAGTCCATTAATGGGAAAGAATTTGATACATATAAGGTAGGTACTGTGGCTAACAGCTGTAGTACCATGCATAAGATTCAGGAGAAGGAGTTTACACTGGAGGATTTTTCAACTGAGCAGTTAGCCATAATAGATAGTGACGATATTGCTCTAATAGGCGAGGATGCCCCTTATTACAAACATAGAGTTGAATTTGATGTTTGTTATGAGTTAAATTTCGCTAGGAGATTATATCTTGCTGCTGATGAAAAATTAAAAAGAACAGATTTAACAGACTCAGAAAGAAAACATGTCATAGCCCAGCGTAAAAAATTTTGGTGGCAGATGATACAGCTCCTTCCAAGCAGCTACAACCAGACTCGTAATGTCATGTTGAATTACGAGGTGTTGGCTAATATCTATAGGCAGCGTAAGAATCATAAGCTGGATGAGTGGCGAGAGTTCTGCAAGTGGATTGAGAGTTTGCCATATTCAGAGTTGATTACCAGCGAGGTAAAAGAATCGATACCAGAAATGACTGGTGATATCAAACAGGTGTTTGATATTCTCAAATCAGCTGGCATTAAGTTGACTAAAGAGCAGTTAGAAGGGCTACGTAAGAATGGAGTATTTTGTTATCCTGTTGCGGATTCAAAGAAAAAGGAGACCGAAGAGGGCACAGATCAGACAGACTCTTTTCCTATAATCGATGGCGAATGTGTGAAAGTCTATGATACCAGAGAATATGCTAAGGAACATCCCGAGTGGGGTGAAAAGATAAGGAGGACGGCTCATGAAGATAATAATTAGTATTGTAGTGATAATGTTTTATGCAGTGATCGGTTGTTTTATATCAAAAATGATGGATGAAGAGTATGACCCTTTATATATTCTATTTTGGCCAATAGTAATAGCCTGTTTCATTCCAATTTGGATTGTGAGCGGGATATTAGAAGGTTTTGTCTGGCTAAGTAGGAGGTTGAGGAAACATAAAAGTGTGTATGCTCACATCGAGTGGCGGCATAATTCTGATGATAGTCCATACGATCAACTATTAAAGGCAAAACAGGCTATAGAGAGGACGCGAAATATAAATTTTAAAGACATGTCCGAATATATAGCAGCCCATAATAATAAACATCCTGAAGGTATTGAGAGGATAAAGGGGATAAAGGGTATAGATGATATTGAGGATAAAATTACAAAACCATTTCATGAACTATTGGCAGGTACAGAGGACGATCTCAAGGTTGCTGAATATATGCTAGATAAAGAGCGTCGCGCCCTTCTAATTACTATGATGTATACCGTGGGAAGATTATCACCGGATGTCGAATGCCTTGCCGAAGAATGGGCAGCAAAGAGAAAAGCCCTTGATGAAAGAATGACAATGATAAAGTGCAAGGTTAATACTACAGATACGGAAGGGGGCGGTGATCATATATGAAACTGTTAATTATTTTCCTGTTGCTTATAGCTTACCTTGCGATACATTGTTTTGATCGCATTCGTGAGTTTATTAGAAAAATGAATATTACATATTAGGAGGATAAATTATGATTTGGACAATTATATTTGTAGTAGTTTTGGTGGTGTCGATCGTATTATCTGTAATTGCATACAACGAATGTATAGATTGGATGTCTATTATAGGCGCTGTATTTATTACGTTGTCGGGTGTGGGTGCAATCTTTTCGCTTGTTATGATAGTGACGAATCATTATGCAATTGACAAAACGATCGCCGAATATCAGATGAAACATGATTCTATAGTAAAAGAGGTAGAGGCTCTTGAACAGGATACCGATGAGAAAGTATCCAGAGTCACAGTTATTAAAGATGTACAGGAATGGAATGGTACTGTGCATTCACAGAAATACTGGTCTGAGAGTCCTTGGACAAATTGGTTCTATAGCAAGGAAGTGGTTGATTCACTTGAGTATATAGAAATGGAGGAATGATATTTATGTCAGTGGCAAGGAAATGTGATAGGTGTGGTAAGTTCTATGAGAAAAATAGAGTAAAGTGGAACTACGGAGGCTCTATCACTAGGGGGATAAATGTAGTAAACATAAATAACCTCATAGCAGTAGAGTGTGATTTATGTGATTCATGTATTGAAGATTTTCGAGCATTCATGGATCATTATGATGATACAGAGGAGGACAAAAATGGAGAAGAAGGAACTGAGTGAGACCGCCAGATCGGTTTTGCTGGCTGTTGCGGTGATAATTGATTTTGCGCTGATGATTACGTCATTGGCGCTTTATTTATTTTATTAGAAAAGGTTAGGCGATAAAAACATGGATATACGGAAAAAGACTGTAAAAGCGACTTTGAGAGATGAGGAGATTAAAAAATTACAGGAGCAGGTCTTGCAGTTACATAGGGATAAGACAGCTTTGATGAGTAAGTGTAAGACTCTTTCGCGAGGGCTTGCCTGCTCTTTTTGCAAATTCAGGACCGAGTGTTTATATGCAGAGAAGAATGGTGGTGATGAAATTGCGTAGGGATGGGCATACCGTGATGAGAGCTTATATTGTATACGATCAACATAATAATGGTAGTTGTGCTGGGATCATGAGTGAAGCGCATTTGGCCAGGTTTCTGGGAATAGCGCGAGGTAGTATACGTAGACAGTTGTGGCGCGGTGACAAGCTATTTCTGAGAAGATACGAGGTTGTCAGGTGCTGGATTGATCCTGACGATTATGAGTATTTGCAGGTTGATGATAATGTAGCTGAATAGTATAATAGTCTTATATTTTCAGAGGAGGAGATTTTTATGAAAAAGAGATTATTTATAGGTTTGTTAGTTGGAGCTATGTGCGTTGGACTTGTTGGATGCGGTGGTGATAGTAGTAATACTGGTTCAGATGGTAATGGTAGTAGTGCGAGTGTCAGTACGGAGAGTGAGGAATCAAAAATATCTACCATGTTGCCTGACATAAATAGTATGTTTTCAGATGCAAATGTGTCTATAATGTTTGATAGGGCTGATAGATATACAGCGTATGTTACCCCGGCAAGTCAGGATGATTATAAAGCATATAATGATGAGGTAAGTGCCATCGGTGTTTTTACCGATCGTGAAAAATATGTATGTGCTGATGACGGTGGGCACGCAAGGTATCATGATGCTGATGGAAAGTACGAACTATATATCAGCTGGGATACCAAAGATAATGGTTCGATAAATATAAAATGCTACACAACCTTTGAATAATTTAAAAAAATCTCTGCCCACTTTTACAAAAATATCTGGGCTTCTGCCCGGTTTTGTGGGTGTTTTGCCCATTTTTGAGGCGGTAGCAGACCCCAAAATTTTGTAAAAAATGGCCATTTGCCCACTTTTCTGCCCACTTTGCCCACTTTTAAAAACAAAAGTGGGCAGCGAAAAACCTAGTATTTATGCGGGTTTGCGGGTTTTCTGCCCACTTTCCCACTTTTTTTCTTAAATTAATATGAAAAAATATTATATAAATATATATAAATGGGAAATAAAAGTGGGCATCCGGGCAGAGGACGGTTTTTAGCAAAATTTATCATCTCGGAAACGAACTTTACAAAGCCATAATGCCTTATAAAATCTCTTTAGTTTTTACAGTCGTCAAAGTATAATTGCAGTATAGTTAGTAACTAGTAGACGGAAGAGTAAGAGTTAAGGAGGTTTTTGGATTATGGTATATTTTGAAGGCGAAGATTTAGACTATAGCGATGAATTATTTTGTAGAAAGTGCAATAACGAGATTGGGTATGATGAAGATAACAAATTGTTCAAATGTCAATTCTGTGGAAACGTAGAAACTGAAGATGATATGTGGGATGATGGTGGTTGCTTGGATTGGTGTGACAAAAATATGCGCTGTCCGATATGCCATGAGGAACTGGGATATTCGCATAGACAAGAGCGATGGATATGCTTGGATTGTGGAATACCTTATGATGAGGGTGACCTAGCAGTGTTAAGTCAAGCGGCACCAGACATAAAACCTATCGGTTGTGAGACCTGCGGTAATCCAGGATATCCGGATTGTAAAATGGGATGTGATGCATTCGACGATTAATAATTTTATACAATATTTTAGAAGGACTCAGTGCTTAGTGCATTGGGTCTTTTTGTGTTTAGGAGGAGCAAAATATGAATGAAGTAACAAGAAAATGGCATGTGTGTATATGCCAAAAAGATGACCAAAATATGAATAAATACTATTATGGATTGCTTTTAGGGGTAATATCTGGCTCTTGCGATATAGATGCAGAGATATGGTATAACCCGATAATACCAATTAGTGTGGTTAAAATATACGCACCCAAGTTGTTACAGTCACCATTATATTTATATCATCGCGAGTTAGTAGACAAAATGTTAAGGGATGAAATATACAGAAAACATGATACTCCTATAGTATTTCAGTGTACTGATGATCAGTTTGATGAGATAAAGACAAAGACAGAAAAATACATGACAAAGGCACTCACGTTTTTACCAGTGTTTATCTGGGAGTAATACAAGATTAAGAACCCAGTACAGCTTTTTGTACTGGGTCCATGAGGGATAAAAACTTAATCAATTTAATTACTAACTCCACAATTTTTAGATATGGGGCTTGGTTTGCGGTAACACTCCAAGTTCTGAAAAAGAAAAGAATAAGGATATGCATTACTCGTCATCGGAAGTAGATTCAGATTCTTCACAGTCAACATCAACTGTATCAGTTTCTGGGGCGGGTAATTGTTTATTCTGTCCGGCGATTGCCTGAAGCTGTTTTTGTGCTTTGTGTTGCTTGTGCTCTATCATTTTAGGTTTAATAAAACTTTGATATGCACCGTATATACCTCCGACTACACCACCCAAAATGGCAAATGCTACTAAAGTATTACGAACACCGTCCTCGAAAGCTTCATCGTATCCATCTTCCATATCTTTAGGAATATTATGAAGGTCTTCGTCGCTAGCATTATACATTTTTGTCATAATTTCAGACCCAGAATCGTCAGGTTCTATTACGGTATATCTTTTTAAAGGGTTATCATCAGGTATATTATGTTTACTCATATTGTTTCACCTCCTCTCTGTTAAGTTTATGTATTAATTATACAAAAGCACTTAATAGCAATACAGAGGAGTTGTGAGACAATATGACACATATCGGTTAGTATTTGCACAATTCGCGTCGAATACATTGTATATAACGAGATAGAAACTTTTTAATGATTCAAAAGGAGGATTTTATTATGAGTGATTTTAAAGAGAAAGCTAAGGAAAAGTATGAGACAGCGAAGGAGTATGTTAAGGAGCATACAGAAGAAATTATCGTTGGTATCTACGGCGGTGTGTGCATAGGCATATCAATGCTTATAGGATGCAACATTGGACGTAAAGGGGGACTCAAAGACGGATTCTATATGGGATGCACTTTACAGAATGAATATGACAAAGCTGTTATAGATAACGCTTTGGAGATGAACAAATACATTAATAATTATGACAACGAAGAAGACAAGTAAAAAATGATCTATCTCAATTAGGAGAGTCGTTAAATTTACAACGGCTCTTCTTTTTTCGCAACAGACACAATCCCTATTATTTTTTGCTCGCGGCAAATACATCCCCTTTTATAGAGAGAGAGGTAAGAAGCGCCATATTTATGTGTGCTTCTATTTTTCTTTCTGAAAATGAAAGGAGGAATGTTTTAGTGACACCTGAAGGAAAATTCAAGGCGGATCTAAAAAAAGAAATTGAACATCGGTTTCCAGGAAGTATGGTGATACATCTGGATGCCACAGAAAAACAGGGAATACCAGACCTGCTTATTTTGTATAGGGACAAATGGGCAGCACTGGAAGGTAAAGAGAGCAAAAGAGCAAGCCATCGCCCAAATCAGGATTACTATGTAAACCTTATGGATAAGATGTCGTATGCTGCTTTTATTTACCCAGAGAACAAGGAGGAAATTTTAGATGAACTTCAATCAGCATTTGAAACTGGAAGGCCTTCACGCGCCTTTCTCGGCGAGTAAAAGCTCGTGGCTCAGGTATGACGATACCAAAGCAATTGAGGTGTATCGAAACCTGAAAATGGCACAGCTTGGAACAAGACTCCATGCATGGGCTAAAGAAACAATAGACCTTGGAATTAAACAACCCCGTACAAAGAAGACTCTGAATGCGTATGTAAATGATGCAATCGGATTCAAGATGAGTACAGAGGTTGTTTTATTTTATTCTGAGAGATTTTTTGGCACAGCAGATGCCATATCTTTCAAGAATAATGTATTACGAATTCATGATTTAAAGACTGGTAAGTCTGGAAAGATCGAAGACCATATAGAGCAGCTGGAGGTTTATGCTGCTTTATTTTGTCTTGAGTATCATGTTGCTCCTGGCGACATTGAGATGGAACTCCGACTATACAAGCAGGATGAAGTGTTGGTTCATAATCCGACAGCAGAGGAGATTGCTCCGATCATGGACAAGATAATTCACCTCGACAAACTTCTTGAAAAGTTAGAAAAGGAGGCTGCTTAAATCATGAGTTCAATTTCAGATGAAATAAAATCAAATTTGGGATGCGGTTCAGAACCTGTAGATGCTGAGGTTCTTGAGCATTACGGAATGCCAAGGCGTTCTGGCAGATATCCTTGGGGGTCTGGAGAAAACCCATATCAGCATGGCGATGATTTTTTGAGTAGAGTTGAATCGCTCAAGAAAGACGGCTGGGAAGAAACTCCGGATAATATAAGAAATACCTTTGGTATGACAACAACACAGTATAGAACTGAGAAGTCTCTTTGTAAGGATGAGAGAAGAATGCTCGATGTATCAAGAGCCAAGTCACTCAAAGAAGATGGCCTTGGCGCTACAGAGATTGGAAGACAGATGGGCATATCTGAATCCACAGTCAGATCACTACTCAATGCAGATTCTGAGAGTCGAATGAAACAGGCTAGGAATGCTGCTGATTTCATGAGAGAGCAGGTTGATAAGAAGGGTATGGTTGATGTCGGTAAGGGGGTTGAGCGTGAGCTTCATATTTCTGAGGAGAAGATGAATCAGGCATTAACCATTCTGGAAAGAGAAGGATACCATGTATATAATGGTAGATTTCCACAGGCGACTAATTCAAACCAGATGACTACTCAGAAAGTTCTTACTAAACCAGATATACCACATTCAGAAATATATGATCTGGATAAAGTCAAACCTTTGACCGACTATTTTTCAACAGATGGCGGTGAAACATTCCATCGTAAATTTACATATCCAGAAAGTCTTGATTCCAAGCGGCTTATGATTCGTTATAGCGAAGATGGTGGAATAGAAAAGGACGGAACAATAGAACTTCGTAGGGGATGCCAAGACCTTAGCCTTGGTGATTCCAAATATGCACAGGTTCGTATCATGGTAGACGGTAAGAAGTATCTCAAAGGTATGGCAGTATATTCTGACGATATGCCAGATGGCATTGACGTTATATTTAATACAAATAAAACAAAAGACGTGCCAAAGATGGAAGTCCTTAAAGATATAAAGAGTGACCCAGACAATCCTTTTGGATCTCTTATAAAAGATGTTGACCAGGGTGGACAGTATTGGTACAAAGATGCTAAGACCGGAGAAGAAAAACTGGGGCTTATAAATAAAAGAGCTGATCAGGGTGACTGGACTGAATGGAAAAATGCACTACCATCGCAGTTTCTTGGTAAGCAGTCTGTAACGATGGCAAAAAAGCAGCTAGATCTCGCCAAGGCAGACAAAGCAGCAGAATATGACGAGATTATGTCCCTTACGAATCCTGTCATAAAAAAACACTATCTTCAGAAGTTTGCGGAGGGCTGTGATTCAGCAGCAGTTAATCTTCAGGCGGCAGCACTTCCGGGACAGAGATATCATGTTATTATCCCATTTCCAACAATGAAGGACACAGAAGTGTATGCCCCCAACTATGAAACAGGAACCAAGCTAGCACTCATCAGATTTCCGCATGGTGGAACATTTGAGATACCTATACTTACTGTAAACAACAATTATAAAGAGGCAAAGAAACTTCTTGGCGGTGATGTTCAGGATGCCATAGGTATTAACAGCAAAGTAGCAGAAAGATTGTCTGGAGCAGACTTTGATGGTGATACTGCTATGTGTATTCCAACGCATGATGCCGGTGGAAAAGTTAAGATCACATCTACAAAGCCTTTGAAGGGGCTTGAGGGATTTGATCCTAAGGTTGCTTATGGCGGTGAGTGCAAAGTAGATAGTAATGGAGAGAAGCACTACTATCGTAATGGCCATGAGTACAGGATCATGAAGAACACTCAGACTGAGATGGGGAAAATTTCAAATCTGATTACAGATATGACACTTGCGGGAGCTGGAGAAGATCAGCTTGCAGCAGCAGTTAGACATTCAATGGTAGTTATTGATGCTGAGAAACATAAGCTAGACTATAAACAGAGCGAGCATGACAATAACATTTCAGCTCTTAGAAAAGAGTATCAGCCTAAATACGATGAGAACGGGAATCTTGTAAGAGCTGGTGGCGCTGCTACAATTCTTTCGAGAAGCAAGGGTGAAACGTCAGTACCAAAGCGACAAGGTACACCAAAGATCAATCAAAAAGGCAAAGATTGGTATGACCCAAGCAAGCCTGAAGGTGCACTTATATACAAGACCACTGAAGACCTGTACTATCCTAAGCGATCCACGAGTAAGTCAGGAGTGGTTAGTATCAAGACCGCATCCGGTGAGACCATCAAGTATAAGAAGGACGACCCAGTAGCAGCAGAGAAGTATACCCCTGTTAAGCATATAGACCCCGTGACCAAGGAAGTAACCTATACTGATAAGACGGGTACCATAGAGTATGCAAGGGACTATAAGAAACAGCAGAGTACTAAGATGGCTGAGACAGACGATGCTAATACATTAGTATCCAAGGCTAGACACCCTATGGAACTACTGTATGCAGATTATGCTAATAGCATGAAGGCTATGGCCAACCGAGCTCGACTGGACTATGCAAATATAGAAAATATAGCTATGTCAAAAGAGGCTAAGAAGAAGTATGCATCAGAGGTAAAGAGTCTGGAAGAGAAACTTAATACTGCCGAACTCAATGCACCGAGGGAGCGTGCAGCACAGAGAAAGGCCAGTGTTATTGTTGGCGAAAAGAAAGCAAACAATAAGGATCTCAAGGTTAGCGATATAAAGAAGGCATCTCAGCAGGCTATAGTTGCCAGTCGTATAGATGTTGGTGCATCTTCAAGAAGAGACAGAGAAATTAACATCACAGACAAAGAATGGGAAGCTATTCAGGCTGGTGCCATAACTAATAACATGCTTGTTCGTATTCTCAATAATGCAAATGCTGATAAGCTTAGAGAAAGAGCAATGCCAAAACAGACTTCTGAACTAAGTACAGCGAAAGTTAGCAGAATCAAAGCACTCGCAGCGTCTAACTATACATTGCAGGAAATTGCAAACAAACTTGGCGTTTCAACATCAACAGTTTCAAAGTATTTGAAAGGAGTGAAGTAAATGGCAGGCATCAATGCGAATACAAACAAGCGAGTTGCTATTACAACTTTTGACAATCCTTTTAATCCAATTACTGAATTCAATGATTGGAATAACTTTGACACAGAAAAAGGTTATTATACATGCAACTATCTCGGAAGAATTACCAACATTTCTGATGGAATGTCTCAGGTTGAATATGATAGAGAAGTTGAACGTGCAATAGACAGTATAATCACTTCAGATCCATTCAATCTCTATAAAAAAGTGGAAATGGAAGATAATGCAGCATAAATAACGTGACATAGAGGGCGAAAAGACATAGGGGGGGTCTGTAAAAATGCACCCCCTCCCGTCATCGCCGGCCTCCTCAAAAATTCCCCGGGGGAATATTTGGAAAAACAGCTTAGATGATATTTGCAAGGGTTTATGGGATAACCTGTGGTGGGACGTAGATACTCCTCCGTCTATATACAAATCCCTATAGTAAAACTCCTTTCAAGTTTGCATATTTTTTGTTCGCCAACCATCCGTGAACAGGCCCCCATAAGTCCTTACAAATGCCATCTAAGTGTATAACAACATATTTGAAAGCAGGTGATAGCATGGCAAAGGTCAAGAAAACTACCTCAGAAGATCCTAAAAGTTTCAGACCTGCACTTACACCCGAGGCGAGGGAAAACCAGATCATATCTTTAGCCATGAATACTGCCGAACAAAGAATACGTGATAATACGGCTTCCGATACATTAATATGTCATTTTCTCAAACTTGGCACATCAAAGTATCAGTTGGAACTTGAAAAGTTACGATCAGAAGGAAAACTGAACCAAGCGAAGATAGATAGTATTAAGAGTTCAGAAGAGCAGGATGAACTTTATAAACAGGCTATCGCAGCTATGATGGATTACTCTGGTTCTGGAGAAGTAGGTGATGACTACGATGAAGATTAGAACATATTCAGAGCTAATCACCATACCGACATTTGAGGAACGATTTGAATATTTAAAGCTATCTGGTATTGTGGGGGAAGACACATTCGGATTCGATAGATATTTGAATCAGGATTTCTATAAATCAAAAGAATGGCGCAGTGTTAGAGATAAAGTAATTATTCGAGATAATGCGTGCGATTTATCTATGCCAGGTCATGAGATTGATAAATATATTCTTATACATCATATGAATCCAATTTCTAAGATAGACATTCTGGAAGCAACTGATATTTTGCTCAATCCAGAGTATCTCATTTCAGTAACAAGAAACACACATAACGCAATACATTACGGAGACAGGAGTCTACTTGTATCTGAACCAATCACCAGATCAAGATATGACACTTGCCCGTGGAAGAGATAGGAGGTATATATGGACGATAGTATCTTAACATCCGTCAAGAAGCTCCTTGGTATACCAGAGGACTACGATCCGTTCGATAAGGATGTAGTAATGCACATAAACACTGTGTTCTTTTCACTTAATCAGATAGGCGTAGGCCCACCAAATGGTTTTGTCATAAGCGATAAGACAACGACATGGAGTGAGTATCTAACAGATTCTACAAATCTTGAAGCTGTAAAAAGCTACATCTATTTAAAGGTGCGTCTACTTTTTGATCCACCTACCAGTTCCATAATAACCGAATCCATCAATAGACAAATAACAGAACTTGAATGGCGACTTAACGTCGCTGTTGAATAAGGGGGTGATTATATGGGTTATTATATGATCCCTTCTGACGTGTTAGCCCACCATGGGGTTCTTGGCATGCGATGGGGGATACGTCGTTACCAGAGAAAAGACGGAACTTTGACTACTGCTGGAAAGAGAAGACTTCGTACAGTGGAAAACAAAATGGTTGATAACACAAAGAAATATAATCGTTTAGCAAAGGAACATGATCAGCTTACGAATTCAAAATCCAAACCGCTGTCGGTGGAAGAACAAAAAGAACAGATTCTTAAAAGTAGATCAGCGAAAGAGCTATACAAACATGCTGATCTTTTCTCGACTAATGAGTTGGATTCTGCGTATCGTAGGTTGGTGCTTGAACGGAATATTTCATCCCTCATCCCAAAAGAGATAGGTCGTGGGGAGAAATTCCTTGATTCGTTTAATAAATGGAGTAAGAAGATGAACGACGTTACTTCAAACAGTATAAACGGATGGAATAACTTTGCTAAGATTTATAATACTAAAAAAACAGGTGACGAACGACTTCCTATTATCGGTGAAAAAGATAAGAAGAAGGATAAGAAGACCGATAATGGGTAGGTGATGTCATGAGTTTATCGAACACCGCGACGCCTATTTATTATGGTCAGTTCCGAGATGATGTCATAGCCGGTAAAATCCCTGTCTGTAAAGAGATAGAGATGGAAATGAACCGAATCGACGCACTCATAGCTAATCCTGGAGTTTACTATGACGACCAGGCTATAAACGGTTTCGTACATTACTGCGAGAACGAATTGACACTCACCAACGGTGAGGATCTACACTTGCTGTTCACTTTTAAGCTTTGGGCAGAGCAGATATTTGGTTGGTACTACTTTGTCGAGCGTAGTATATATGTTCCAGGTAAAGATAATCGTGGTGGCAGGTATGTGAAGAAGCGTATAAAGAAACGACTTGTCCGAAAGCAGTATCTCATAGTTGCCAGAGGTGCAGCTAAATCTATGTATGCATCATGCATCCAGAATTACTTCCTCAATGTCGATAAATCGACAACGCATCAGGTCACGGTTGCACCAAGAATGGCTCAGGCTGAAGAGGTCATGTCACCTTTCAGAACTGCAATAGCTAGGGCTAGAGGACCATTGTATAAATTTCTTACAGAAGGATCATTACAGAATACAACCGGTTCAAAAGCTCGTAGAGTTAAGCTGGCAAGCACCAAGAAAGGTATTCAGAATTTCTTGACCGGATCGATTCTTGAGATTAGGCCAATGAGTATCGATGCTCTTCAGGGAATGAGAATCAAAGTGGCAACTATAGATGAGTGGTTGTCTGGTGATGTACGTGAAGACGTTATTGGTTCTATTGAACAGGGAGCTGCTAAAGAGCAGGGTGACGCAAGCACGAGCAACAACGATTATCTCATAGTGGCAATTAGCTCAGAGGGAACAGTCCGTAACGGCAGCGGTGATACAATCAAAATGGAATTGATGTCGATTCTCAAGGGCGAGTATAGTGCACCACATACATCAATCTGGTGGTATAAACTCGACTCCATCGAAGAAGTAGCAAAGCCAGAGATGTGGCTCAAAGCTAATCCTAATCTTGGTAAGACAGTTACATATGACACATATCAGGATGATGTTGAGAGAGCTGAAAAAGCCCCAGCAACACGTAATGATATTTTGGCAAAACGTTTCGGTATCCCTATGGAAGGATACACATATTACTTTACCTATGATGAGACACTTCCACATCGTAAAAGAGATTTCTGGGAGATGCCTTGTTCTATGGGTGCAGATCTATCACAAGGTGATGATTTCTGTGCTTTCACATTTTTATTCCCATTATCAACAGGGGCTTTTGGTATAAAAACCAGGAACTATATAACTGAAAAGACATTATTCAAACTCCCTGCGGCTATGCGCCAGAAATACGAAACTTTTATAAAAGAAGGCAGTCTAATGGTAATGCCAGGCACAGTACTAGACATGATGCAAGTATATGATGACTTGGATAGTTACATTTGTCAGTGTTCTTATGATGTAAGAGCGTTCGGTTTTGATCCATATAATGCGAGGGATTTCGTAGAAAGATGGGAACGTGAAAATGGTCCATTCGGAATAGAAAAAGTAATACAGGGAGCGAAGACCGAGTCTGTACCTCTTGGCGAGTTGAAAAAATTGGCTGAGGACAGGCTTCTTTTGTTTGATGAAGAGCTTATGACATTTGCTATGGGTAATTGCATAACTCTCGAAGACACAAATGGTAATAGAAAATTATTTAAGAAACGATATGAGCAGAAGATAGATGCAGTGGCGGCTATGATGGATGCCTATGTTGCATACAAGCTTAATCGTGAAGCTTTTGATTAAGGAGGATGTGTAATGCCACAGTATTATTTAGTCCCTTCAGAAGAACTCTACCATCATGGTGTAGTTGGGATGAGATGGGGGCATAGAAAAGAAAGAACGAGCGGTAACAGTATTATCCGTGTAGCAGGAGCAAGTCATTATGACCGAAAGATACAGCGTACTAATAACCGTATTGAAAAACAGAAGGCAGAAATTAAGAAACATTCTGAAAAACTGAATTTTCAGAAACAGAGATTAGTCACCCAGCAGCAAAAGTATAAGAAGAAGTATTCGGATATATCTAAACAGGAGATAACACGATACAGAGAAACGACCAAGGCAATAATGCGAACGGCAGGTATGGTCGGGCTTGGTATTATGAGTAGACAGTACGCCTTAATGGAAGCCGGGAGTGCAAGTCTTCACGCCTTTATGGAAGGTGTGAATATGGGAACCACGTTGCGTTAGCTAAACCTTGATTAAGGAGGATTCAAAATGGCAACATATAGATTACCCGAAAGGGTGAAAAACGGTTGGAATGCCTTTATGAATAAAGACCCAACATCAGGATATTATTCTGGGAGCAGTTATTCATCAAGACCTGATCGTGTGCGATTAACTCGAGGAAATGAACGATCAATAATAACTTCGATATTCAACCGAATTGCAATAGACGTTGAACAAATAGGATTCAAACATTGTCAGTTGGATGATAATGGTCGGTTTAAATCCGAAAAGAATACGGGACTCAATGCATGTCTTACCCTTGAGGCAAACATCGATCAGACAAGTCGATCTTTTATAAGAGATACGGTTCTTACTATGTTTGATGAAGGAGTTGCGGCAGTTGTTCCTGTGGACACACTCTATGATCCAACTGATACTGATTCATACGACATCACATCCATGCGAGTCGGTAAGATCACGGAATGGTTTCCGTATAAAGTTAAGATTCGACTATATAATGAGCGAACCGGTAGAAAAGAGGACATTATCCTTCCCAAGCGTAACGTTGCGATTATAGAAAATCCTATGTACGCAGTAATCAATGAGTATAACTCAGTCTATCAGCGTCTTGCACGTAAGTTGAGTCTTTTAGACATAACTGATGAGCAGACAGCATCTGGAAAACTCGATCTTATAATCCAGTTACCATACATCATAAAAACTGAACAGAAGAGACAAGAAGCGAACAGGAGACGTCAGGAAATCGAAGACCAGTTATCTGGATCTAAGTATGGAATTGCTTATGCAGACGGTACCGAAAAGATAACGCAGCTTAATCGATCTCTTGAAAACAATCTTTTGAAGCAGATAGAGACTCTTCAGGAACAGCTTTATGCACAGTTAGGTATTACCCAGAGTGTACTCGATGGTACAGCGGATGAGAAGACTATGCTGAACTACAACAGCAGAACTATAGAACCTATTGCATCAGCAATCGCTGATGAGTTCAAACGAAAGTTCTTAACAAAGACCGCCATAACAAAGGGGCAGTCAATCACGTATTTCAAAGACCCATTCAAGTTAGTCCCAGTCAGCAGTATCGCTGAAATAGCAGACAAGTTTACCAGAAACGAAATAATGACGTCAAACGAAATACGTCAGATCATCGGCATGATGCCTTCATCAGATCCAAAGGCGGATGAGCTTATCAATAGCAATATCGCGCAGCCAAATAAAAATACCCCACAGGATTATACGGAAGAAATACAGGAAGGAGAATATCAAAATGGATAAATACGATTTTGGTGGTTGGGCTACACGAAACGATCTCTTGTGTAGTGATGGTCGAATCATAAAGAAAGATGCGTTTAAAGACCAGGATGGCATGACGGTTCCTATTGTCTGGAATCATGATCATGATTCAGTGAACGCCGTATTAGGACATGCCGTGCTTGAAAACCGAGATGATGGTGTGTACGCGTATGGTGTTTTTAACAATACCGAGGAAGGACAGCATGCAAAGGAGCTGGTCGAGCATGGAGATGTAAGGTCTCTGTCCATATACGCGAACAAGTTGAAACATGCTGGATCTAATGTGGTTCACGGAATCATCAGGGAACTGAGTCTGGTACTAGCAGGGTCTAATCCAGGGGCAACCATTGATTGGGCAATAGCACACGGTGATGGAGAAGATGATGCGTTCGCTGCAAATTACGATATTGCAGGTTTAGTACTCTATCACTCAGACGACAAGACAGAAAAGGAGAAAACAGTGGAGGATAACAAGGACACAAAGACACCAGAGCAGTCAGAAGGTAAGTCAGACGACGACAAGACTGTAGAGGATGTCTATAACACACTCAACGATGATCAGAAGAAGGTTGTCGATTACTTAGTTGGATTGGCAGCTTCTGGTGCCGACAACAATGATAATAAAGAAGGAGATGGAGAAATGGGAACAATCAAGCACAATGTATTTGATCAGGCAGAGATGGCTGAGGGAACAGCGCTTACTCATTCGGACGAGATAGCAATTATCAAAGCTGCAAAGCAGAGTAATGTTGGATCATTCAGACAGGCACTTAAAGATTATGTTGCAGAGCACAAGGATACTCTTGCACATGGAGCTTTTGCAGATGAGGATGTCGAGCAGCTCTTCCCAGAGTTTGAACTTATTAAGAAGGGTGAGCCAGATACTCTTGAGAGAGATCAGACATGGATTGGCGCTGTAATGAGCAAGATTCATAAGGCACCTTTTACCAGAATCAGGACAAGAAACGCCGACGCAAGACAGAAGGCCCTTTCACAGGGTTATCAGAAGAAGGGCGACTACAAGACAAATGGTAATGAGGTTAAGTTGCTTAGCAGAACAACAGATCCACAGACAGTGTACATCAAGGACGAGCTTCATAGAGATGACATAGTCGACATCACAGATTTCGATGTAGTTTCATATCAGTGGAATCTTATGAGACATTCTCTTGACGAGACTCTTGCTCTTGCAGCACTTGTCGGTGACGGCAGAGATGACGGTGACCCGGATAAGATCCATGAAGATCATATCAGATCGATTTGGCATGATGACGAGCTGTACTGTATCAAGAAGGATGTTGATTTTGCAGCCGCTAAGACTAAGCTCCAGGGTACAAACACAGGTGCTAACTTCAGCGAGAATTATATTTACGCTGAGGCACTTATCGAGGCTGCCCTGTACTCAAGAGAGCAGTTCAAGGGATCCGGTACACCAGATTACTACTGCACACCACATGCACTCAATGTAATGCTCCTTGCAAGAGATCTGAATGGTAGAAGAATCTACAGTTCAAAGGCTGATCTTGCAGCAGCACTCAACGTAAACGAGATCCATACCGTAGAGCAGTTTGAGGGACTCACTAGAGTTGATGATAAGTCTAAGAAGCACAAGCTCCTTGGTATCTTCGTAAATCTTACAGATTACACATTTGGTGCTACAAGGGGCGGCGAGGTTACAAAGTTTGATGATTTCGATATTGATTTCAACAGATACAAGTACCTGCTTGAGACACGTGTATCAGGAGCCCTCACAAAGCCATACTCAGCTATCGCTCTCGAGGAGCCAGTAGCCTAAGTCGATGAAAGGAGAATACAGAAATGGATAAGATTTTCATGAATTCCACAGATACAAATGTAGCCGCACGAAAGGTTTATACAAAGGCGGCTGACACATTTGCATATGCAGATGCAGACTGTACTGAGAAGATCAATGCAACAGATCTTCAGGACGCATTCATCAAGGGAATGGTTATTGTTGATGCCACAGGCATTCAGTATCTCCCTGTATCATGCGAGGTTAAGAAAAATGTTGCTACAGTTACATATGTAACTACAGATTCAACTACATCTACAACAGCTAAGCTGGCGACAGTTAAGTCTGAGTAGATCAGATAAGGAGAAATTCAAAATGGCTAAATGGTATGGTGAAATAGGGTATTCAAAAACTGTTGAGACTCAACCTGGGTACTGGGAAGAAAAGATATATGCCCGTAATTATTATGGTGATGCCATGAATAATTATTATCGAAGACAGTCATCCGGAGAGAGTGTTAATCGGAACATCAAGTACGATGTTACCCTGTCTATACTGGCAGATCCACGCCTCATTGAGAATTGCTCAAATATTATATATGCAGAGTATATGGGTACTAAGTGGCAGGTCGATAAAATAGATGCTTCTCAGTACCCTAGACTTCTTTTAACAATCGGGGAGGTGTATACAGAAGATGAGCAGACTTGAACTGCACGCCCTACTCGTTGAGTTATTGGGCAGTACGAACGTGTATTATGAACCCCCTGAGACGTTAAAAATGTCATACCCTGCAATTAGATATCAAAGAACAAACATACGGAGTAAAAGAGCTGACAACTCAAATTACTCCGTTTTTTATTGCTATGAAATAGTTGTGATTTCCAAAGATCCAGATATTCCGGTGGTAGAAAAACTGCTTGAGGTGCCTTACTGCACCCATGACAGGCATTACCGGGCGTCTAACCTTCATCACAACGTATTCACACTATATTGTTAGAAAAGGAGATAAAAACTATGGCAAATAAAGCAATGGTTTGGGATGCAATGGGACAGAAGTTTTATGAGACAGGCGTATCCAAGGGTGGATTATACCTTCAGGATGAAACTGGTGCATACCCAAATGGAGTAGCATGGAATGGTCTTTCTTCAGTAGCTGAGAACCCATCAGGCGGAGAAGAGACTAAGATCTATGCAGATAATCAGAAGTATCTTTCACTGTATTCAGCAGAGGACTTCGGAGCTACAGTTGAGTGTTATACCACACCAGATGAGTTTGATGCCTGTGATGGTAAGAAAACAATTGCAAAGGGTGTAACAATCCGTCAGCAGGACAGAAAGACATTTGGTATGACTTACCAGACAATCCTGGGAAACGATACCAAGAAGGATGAATACGGATACAAGATCCATATTATCTATGGAGCAGTGGCAAAGCCATCATCCAAGACTCACTCATCAACAAACGAGAGCCCAGAGGCATCGACAATGTCATACGAGCTTTCAACAACACCAGTTGCTGTAACGGGCAGTAAGTCTACAGCATACCTTGAGATCTCAAGTGTTGATGTTGGAGAGGCAGCTATGGCAGCTATCGAGAAGGTTCTTTACGGCGATGCGACCACAGATCCAAGACTCCCACTTCCAGATGAGATCGCACAGATCATCACAGAAGCACAGGCAGCATAGTATTCTGTCTGCAACAATGAATTTTTGTAGCCCCCAGCATGTCAGATCAGATGTGTTGGGGACTTTTTATTAAGGAGGAAACAATATGTTAAAGAAGACATTTGAATATGAAGATTATGAAGGAAACAAGATCAAGCAGGATGAATACTTCCACCTAAGCGAAGCAGAGCTTACGGAGATGGCACTTTCAGAAAAGGGTGGTTTAGATAAGCTTCTTCAGAAGATTGTAGATGCAAAGGACACCACCGAGATTATCAAGGTGTTCAAGGAGGTTATCTGTAAATCATATGGCGAGCTTGCCCCAGATGGTAAGTCATTCCGTAAGACAGATGAGAAAGGAAATCCGCTTTATCTTAATTTTATTGCGACACCAATGTACGATCAGCTTTTTATGGAGCTGGCTACTAATGATGAGGCAGGGGCAGCTTTTATAAACGGTATCATGCCTAAAAAGGTGTCAGAGGAAATGAAAAAAACAGCTACGAATAATACGGCAAACGTATTAGCAAGCATGTAATAGAGGGGTGATCCAGAGTGCTTCAGATTACTGTACCAAAAACTGAAATATTCAATGAGAATACAAATCAGTTTTTGTGGATTCCAGAAACCACGATACAGATGGAGCACTCCTTGGTGTCACTTTCAAAATGGGAAGAGAAGCATCACAAAGCGTATCTCGACCCAAAACTTCAGCACTCGGCAACAGAAATACTTGACTATTTCAAATGTATGACAATCACAAAAAATGTGAAAGATTCAGTGTTTCTCGCTTTATCTCAGCGAAATATAGAAGAAATCTCTTCTTATATTAATGACCCCATGACCGCAACAACATTCAATGAAATGACTACGACCAAAAAACATAATAGCAAGTTCATAACATCAGAGTATTTATATTTCTGCATGTTTAGTCTTGGTGTTCCCATTGAATGCGAGAAATGGCACCTCAATCGATTAATGACATTACTCAAGATATTCGAGGAAGAGAACAAACCACAGAAAAAACGGTCGGAAGCAGAGACTCTGGATTACTATGCAAAGCTGAATGCAGAAAGAAAAAGAAAATGGCACACGAAGGGGTGACCAGATAGGGGGGGATTGTATGAGTTCTATTCAGTTTAAGCAGAAAGGCGACTTCTCAAAACTTACGAGTTTTCTTGAACGAGCCAAAGAAGGAATACATCTTGGAAAGCTCAACAAGTATGGCAGAGCTGGGGTAGAAGCATTGGCTTCAGCAACACCTGTGGACTCAGGAGAAACCGCCAACTCATGGTATTACAAGATAGAAAACCAGAACGGAACAGCTACAATCTCTTTTTTAAATTCAAATGTGAATGAAGGGGTTCCAATAGCTGTGATACTGCAATACGGACACGGAACCGGTACTGGGGGCTGGGTAGAAGGAAGAGATTATATCAATCCTGCTATCCGGCCTATTTTTGACCAAATAGCAAATGATGCATGGAAGGATGTGATAAGCGGATGAGTAACACAATCGACGAAAAAGTTGTTGAGATGAAATTTGACAACAAAAACTTTGAAACTAATGTCAAAACAACCATGACATCATTAGATAGATTAAAAGAAAAACTTCAGCTTAGAGGTTCTGAGAAAAGTTTTCAAGCTATAGACAGCGCTGCCAAGAGCGTGTCATTTGACAGCCTCATATCGAATGTCGAATACCTCAGGAAGCGATTTTCAGTTATGGGTATAGCTGGAATGCAGGTTGTGCAGAACCTTACAAACACCGTCATGACGTCCGTTACTAAAGCAAAAAACTTCGTTGAGCAGGCTATATCAGGCGGCGGTCTCAGCAGAGCCATGAAACTTGACCAGGCAAACTTCAAGCTTATGGGGTTGCTACAGGATGACGCCAAGCAGGTGGCCGCAATAATGGACGATGTTGACTATGGTGTATCCGGAACTGCTTATAGCCTTGATGCAGCAGCTAGTGTGGCGGCACAGTTAGCAGCGTCAGGTATGCGAGCTGGCGACGGTATGCAGCATGCATTGCGAGGAATTTCCGGTGTGGCAGCTATGACCGGAAGTACATACGAAGATATCGGTCGCATATATACACAGATCGCTGGTCAGGGACGAATGATGGGTGATCAGTTACTCCAGCTTTCTGGACGAGGTATGAATGCCGCCGCTACATTAGCAAAATATCTTAATACAACTGAAGCCGAAGTCCGGGACATGGTATCCAAGGGAAAAATAGATTTTCAGACATTTGCTGATATCATGGATCAAGAATACGGAGAACATGCAAAAAAAGCAAACGAGACATTTGAAGGTGCTTTCGCCAATGTTAAGTCGGCACTTGCAAAGATTGGTGCGAATTTCTATAAGCCACTCATAGAACAGAATGGACCATTAGTAGGAATACTTAACACTGTTCGATTGAAGATAAATGATATAAAAGAGGTAACACTTCCGTTTGTAGAGAGTGCCTCCAAAGGTGTAGCCAAGCTTATCAATTACGCCAATACTTTGGTAAACAAGATCAATCCCAAAACATTGTTCGGCGGTCTAACTTCAAAATGGGATAATCTCATGAATAAGATAGGCGAAGCTGGAGTAACAGAAGAAACATTTACGGAAAAGCTCAAAGAGGTGGCTAAAGAGCAGGGTATAAATATAGACGCACTACTGAAAAAATATGGTTCACTCGCGAACATATTTACAAAAGGGAAACTGTCAGGTGGTCTAATCATAGATACATTGAAGCGTCTTACAAATGTCACATCCAAAGCATCCGAATCAACACAGGATATAACCGATAAGGTTGAATATTTCAACGATGTTGTGTCAAAGACCATTCGGGGTGATTTTGGTAATGGCGAGGAAAGAATAAAGGCGCTCACCGCAGCTAATTACGACTATGCCCAGGTACAGGCTTTGGTTAATAAAGTTTGGGAGCGTAATGGGCATAATTGGTCCGATTGCACGTTGAGTGCAGATGAGCTCACAGAGGCCATGGCAAGTCTGTCAGATAAAGAAGCAGAGACATTGGGACTTACCAAAGACCAGATAAAGACACTTCGAGATCTTGCGACACAGGCAGAAAAGACAGGTACTCCGATTAGTGAGCTGATAGCGAGCCTGAATAAACCAAGTGGTAAAGAGTTACTCATAGAGTCTTTCCAGAATGCAGTAAAAGGAGCAACCCAGGTTGCTAAAGCATTCAAACAGGCATACTCAGAGATGTTCACAGCATCGGATAAGTCCGGAGAAAGTACGTTATATCGTATTACGGAAACTGTCAATAAGTTCTCACAGCATCTTGTTATGAGCGACGAAAAAGCTGACAAGCTCAAGAGAACACTCAAAGGCTTATTTGCTTTGATTGACATGATAAGTAACATTGTCGGCGGTGGATTAAAACTCGGTCTCAAATTAATAAACACCTTACTCAAGTATTTTAATCTGGATCTCTTGACAGTAACTGCATACATAGGGGACTTCCTTGTAAAACTCCGTGATGTCACCGACTTCAGTAAATTGTTCAGTAAGGCTCTGGATAAAGTTTCGCCATATCTAAGGAAATTTTCAGATGGTTTCAAAGACTGGATACAGGGGCTTAAAGACGCTGATAATATACCGAGATACATACTTGAAGGTCTAGTAAATGGTCTCAAGAATGGCGGAAAAGAAGTAGTCAGCACAATAATCCAGATAGGAAAAGATATGCTATCAGGAATTAAGTCGGTGCTTGGCATACATTCGCCATCTGTAGAATTCTACAAAGTCGGCGATTTCTCTATGACTGGATGGTTCAATGGAATTCAAAATGGAGTTTCTAAGTTACTGGAGCTCATCAAGAGTATAGGTAGTAGCATTCTCGATGCCGTTAAGGGGATAAATTTTGGAAAAGTTCTGGCAGTTGGTCTTGGTGCTGGATTACTCTATGTGACTAATAATGTAACTAAAGCAGTTACGTCATTCAGTGAGGCAATTGAAGCCGTGGCAGCACCGGCTAAAGGCCTAGGTAAGTTGCTCGAAAGTGTGGGTGGGTTCTTTACAGAACTTGGAACTAATATAAAAAAATATCTTCGAGTAAAAGAGATAAAAGTCATAGCGTCATCTGTACTTGAACTTGCGTTGGCAGTAGGAGTACTTTCAGGAGCTTTGTGGATTGTCTCTAATATTCCAGAAGATAGATTGTGGTCATCAATAGGTGCTATTGCGACATTATCCGGAATAGTAGCAGGTCTTGCAGTAGCTATAACTGTGCTAGGTAAAATTGGAGGCGGCGCCAAGGGAGCACTGACTGTAGTTGGTGTGTGCACAGCATTGCTATTAGCAACCATAGCACTGAAAAAATTACAGGATCTTGACCCAGAGAAGATGGGACCTATTGTTGATGCGCTTGGCGACTTACTTATAAAACTTGGTATAGTTTGTGGTGCGCTGATGGTCGTGTCAAAACTATCGAAAGGTACTGATCAAGCAGGTAATTTATTACTAAAAATGTCTGTGTCATTGCTTATAATAGCAAAAGCAATAACAGCACTGGCCAAACTCACCCCAGAAGGTGTGCTTCAGGGAGTAATAGTAATCGAGTTGGTACAGGGACTTTTTACAAAAATAGTTGCAATATCCATATTCGCAGGCAAATACGCCGACGAAGCAGGTAACATGCTTATCAAGATGGGCGTGGCAATGGCTATCATGGTCGGTGTTGTAAAACTTGCATCTAAACTTGATGGCGATGAGGTGCTTAATGGAATAGCGGTAATAGGACTGATTACGCTTTTGTTTGAGGCAATAATCATAGTTTCGCAAACCGCAGGCGAATATGGTTCCAAGGCAGGCGCTATGTTACTTGGCATGAGTATTGCTATTGGGGTTTTAGTTGGGGTAATAAAGTTGATAAGTTATCTTGACGATGCAGAAGTTAAGCGAGGCCTCAAGATAATAGGGGTTATAGAAGTAATGTTTTCCGCAATTATCGCAGTATCGCATTTTGCAGGTGAGAATGCAGCTAAGGCAGGAGCTATGCTGCTAATGATGTCGGGTGCATTACTTATAATAACCGGAGTCATATTTATCCTTACTCAGATAGATCCAGATGCGTTACCAAGAGCAATTCTGGTTGTTTCTATATTAGAGACGTTATTTGGGGGACTTATATATGTGTCTCAATATGCCGAGAAGGTGAAAAAGGGAACTATCATATCCATGACAGTGGCTATTGGCGTATTGGTGGCAGCTGTGGTCGGATTATCTTTCATAGACACTGATAAGCTAGCAGCATCAACAGCCGCAATGACTGCGGTTATGCTCGGCTTTGCAGCCATGATGGCAGCAATGAAAAATGTAAAAGTGGATAAAAGCGGTATCAGTGGTATATATGCACTAAGCGGTGTAGTTGTCGTACTGGCCGGAATAATAGCAGGGATGTGTCAAATACCAAACATAGATAAGGCTGTATCTGTATCAGGTGCTATATCCATATTGCTAGTGTCATTTGCAGCTTCGTTACTTATCATGAGCAATATGAAAAGTATGAGTAAGAATGCAGTAGGCAGTATATATGCTTTGTCTGGGGTATTAGTTATAGTGGCAGGGGGATTAAGTGCTATGGCAGCATTAAACATCGAAGCGTCAATACCGAATGCAATTGCCTTGGGTGTATTGATAAATGCTATGGCATCTGCAATGTTAATACTTAGTGTGGTGAAAAAAGCCCCAACTACCGCTGTAGGCGCTATGGCCTTGATGGGACTGGTGGTAGGCGAGCTGGGAGTCATACTTGGATTACTGAACAAATATGATCTGAATGCGTCAATAGGTACCGCAACCGCGCTATCTATATTACTTGTGGCAATGTCAGTGGCTATGATACCTTTGGCTCTCATCGGAACAGGTGCACTTGCAGCAATAGTAGGTGTTACGGCTATGATTGCCATTGTTACAGAGATCGGTTTATTCATAGCAGCACTTGGTGCATTATCAAGTGAGTATCCAGAGTTACAGGATTTCTTGGACAAGGGTATACCATTATTGTCAGCCATAGGCGAAGGAATAGGTGAATTCTTTGGCAGTATCGTGAGCGGTTTTGTATCCAGCGTTGCTGATGCATTGCCAGATATAGGTACGAAGTTATCTGAGTTTGCAACAAACATCTCGCCTTTTATCACCACAATGACTCAAGTTGATAAGACAGCCATGGAAGGTGCTAAGGCGCTGGCAGAGACACTTCTGTTGCTCACAGCAGCCAGTTTGTTGGATAGCCTTGCAAAGTTCCTTGGGGGTGGAGTTGACTACGATCAGCTTGCCCTAGATTTAGCCGCTTATGGCGATGCTGTAGTGGCATTCTCAAATGCGACAAAGGGGAAAGTGGATGGCGATTCGGTAACCGTAGCAGCAAATGCCGGAAAGGTGCTGGCGGAACTCCAGAAGTCTATACCGCGTTCTGGTGGATGGGCGCAGAAAATCATGGGTGAAAAGGACATGAGTGCATTCTCTGATGGTATCACAGCTTTTGGAAATGCTATAGTCGCATTCTCAAACACCATAGTTCAAAATGGTGGAGTTGACAAAGACGCGGTAGACAATGCTGCAAAGTGCGGTGAGATCATGGCCGCGTTGAATGATAAGATACCTGCACAAGGCGGAGTATGGCAGTGTTTTATCGGTGAGAAAAACCTCAGTACATTTGGTGCTAATCTCAAGGACTTCGGCGGTGCTCTTGTTGATTTCAGTAACATAGTAGCAGGTAAGACAGATAAGGGGTCGCTGGACAAAGACGCAGTCGATAATGCAAAGCGAATTGGTGACATGATGGTGTCACTTAACAACACCGTGCCAACAAGTGGTGGAATCGTGGATTGGTTTGTAGGTAGTAACAGTTTAGGTTCATTTGGCGAAAACATTGTATCATTTGGCAATGCGTTGGTTGGTTTCTCTAATAGTGTAAGCGGAAAAATCAGTGACGATGCAGTAAATGCCGCTGACAATGCTGGACAGATGATGGTAAATCTTCAGAAACAGATTTCTGGATTGAATGACGATTCATTTGATTGTCTTGATTCTCTTGGAAGTGCTCTCGAAACATGGGGTTCACATCTTAACAATTATTCAGCTAATATTTCAGGTGTAGATACTGACCAGCTAGGAACAGTGACAGATGAAATAAGTACTCTATATTCCTTCGTAGAAAAGATGACAACATTTGACGCGGATGGACTTTCTCAGTTCACAGCAAGTCTCAATGATATAGGTACGATCAGTCTGGATAACTTTGTGAACGCTTTCGGTGATGCAGGAGATAAGGCTTCCTCTGTCATAACCACATTTATTGACAATATGATAAACAAAGTAAATGGCAGAAAGCAGAAGTGGGAGAATGCTGGTAGTTCAGCGATGATTGTATTCAAGAAAGGAATCAGTAATAAATCTGGGGAAGTAGCATCAGCAGCAGGAACAGTTGCAGACGACAGTGTCAATAAAGTCGCCGATTACAAAGATAACTTCTACAAAGTTGGTGGTTATCTTATGGAAGGTATGGCACTGGGAATCGATGACAATGCCGATAAAGCAGTTAAGGCTGTTCGTAGAATGGCTAACCGATTACCACAGATTGCAAGAATTGTATTACAGATTCACTCACCTTCAAAGGTGTTTGACAGGCTTGGACAGTATCTTCCAGAAGGTATGGCAAATGGTGTTATACGAGGTGGACAGTCTGTGTATAGTGCTATAAGTAATATATCCAATACTGTCATAGACAAGGCCGGAACGGTAATGTCAATGATTTCAGATGCGCTGAATCTCGACCTTGATTACGAGCCAACAATAACACCAGTGGTTGATATGGGTAATGTGACAAGCAGTATGGATGCTATCAACAGTATGCTCAACAGAAACCCACTGATGTTTACAGGTGTCGGTTCAGGAACAATAGATATGATAGCCAATCGAAGAAATAATCAAAATGGAAATTCTGATGTTATAGACGCTATTGACCGATTGGCAAAGAACATAAATCAGACTCCAGGAAATACATATAATGTGAACGGAATAACTTATGACGACGGAAGCAATATCGCGTCTGTTGTCGAACAGTTAGTACGAGCAGCTGTAGTGGAGAGGAGGGCATAAGCATGGGTAAGAAAGTCACAAACCTCAAGGTTACCAAACAGACTGGAACCGATAATACATATTTTGCTACATGGGAGTTTGCAGAGCCTAAGGTTTATACCAAGTCCAAATATGTTCTCGTGGGTTCTGTTGTATCTTTTGATTATCTCGAGTCGGAGATCGTGCAGTTCACCAATGGTGTTAAGGTCAGTTCAGATGTGAAGAATGATACGTGGAAGGTTGCCGATATAAAAGGTAACAATGCGAGGTTAGGCAAGAATAAATCAGGTACAAAGAACCTGAATAGTACGGTGTCTATGAAACACCTCAAGAATGCTGATAATGGAAAGAAAGCACTGATACCCATTGCAAATACTGACCATTACAGTGTGCATTGGTATTATAGTAGTGGAGATGGGGTGTGGTTTGATGGCGGTGCATCGGATGTCAAAGTCAAGAACGCCACATACACCCCTCCAAGTAATGCCATAAGAATGAAATGTGTGGTTAAACCGGTGTCTAAAACGTATAAGGAAAATGTAAAATCTGGAAAGACCACAAAACAGGTAACTAAGAGTTACTGGACTGGGGATGCTGTATCGGTTATACGAAGCGTCGAGGGAGTAAACAACCCAGAGACTCTAGGGGCACCTACGGTATCCATAGACCAGTACAAGCTTACAGCAAGCATCGACAACATCACAGATTCTAAGTGTGATAAAGTGTCATTCTATATACTCAAAGATAAGAAAAAAGCAAAGATAGTTACAGCAGAGGTAAAAGCATCAAAGGCATCAATAACGATCACTGTGGATGCTGGCTGTAGCTATGATGTAAGATGTAGAGCCATCAATGTAGTGAGCTCGAAGACACGTATAACCGGTGAATGGGGCGAATGGACATATGATACAAAGTCTGCACCGGGTAAGATAAAAAAGATCACGAGTGTAAAAGCTCTTACAGAAACATCAGCATACATAAGCTGGGACAAGGTCGCACAGGCCGAGAAATATGAAATAGAATACACTGAAAAGAAAGAGTACTTTGACAGTTCTAATGCGGTAAGTTCTACATCCGTTGATGCAAATGTAAATCATGCCGAGATAACAGGGCTTACAACAGGAACAAGGTATTATTTCAGAGTCAGAGTAACTAATAGTGCCGGCTCATCAAACTGGACGACGGGAACATATACAGTTGCTCTAGGAACCAAACCATCTGCCCCAACAACATGGTCAAATAAGACTGTGTTAGGTATAGGCGAGAAGATCTTACTTTATTGGGTTCAGAATTCAGAGGATGGGTCAGACCAGTCACATGCGCAGCTTAATTTGAGTATCGATGGTGTATCACAGCCGACAATAAATCTGGACAAATATATTGGCAAGGACGATACAAACAGTGTTTATACTATAGATACAAAGAACTATACGAAAGACACAGTGATAAAATGGTCAATCCGAACAGCAGGTGTTACCGGAGAATACGGCGACTGGTCAATAACCAGAGAAGTGAAAGTGTATGCACAGCCAACAGTACAGCTTACGTTAAGTAATAAGAATAATGAACCAATCACTGAGATCACATCGTTCCCAATAGTACTTGAATGTACAACTCAGCCTGATACACAGAAACTCATAAGTGCGAGCGTGACAATATCATCAAATGATACATACCAGACAATGGACAACTTGGGTAACTTCAAAATGGTATATGCAGGGGATGTGATATTCAATAAGTATTACAGTGGAACTCCGCAGACATCCAAGGACGGTGTAGAATATGACGACAACAGAACTGCCATTACACTGAGCGCTAACAACATAGATTTTGAAAGTGGTCATACTTATACGATCAACTGTGTTGTAGCATTAGATTCTGGGCTTACTGCGACAGATACCATAGAAATGACTGTGGAATGGGAAGAAAACAAGTTATCCCCAGATGCGTCAATAGTAATCGACCCAGAAACACTCACGGCAATTATCAGCCCATGGTGCGTTGATGAGAATGAAGAACTTGCAGTCGATGTATTGTTATCAGTGTACAGAAGAGAGTTTGACGGCACCTTTACGGAAATAGAAACAGGCGTAGCAAATACAATGGGTATTTCAGTGCCAGACCAGCATCCGGCTCTTGACACGGCAAGTTATAGGATAATTGCAATAGATCAGAACACGGGGGTAGTCAGTTATGCAGATGTAGCAGAAGATGTCGGAGAAACTGCTGTAATAATCCAGTGGGATGAACAGTGGGGATCATATGATGCTTCGGGTGGAGATGGGGATGCTTTGGAGGAACCTGCATGGACATGCAAGATGCTCAGACTTCCTTATAATATTGACATCTCAGATAGCTTTAATCCAGATACAGAGTTACTTGAATATGCTGGTAGAGAGCATCCTGTCAGCTATTACGGAACACAGATAGGGCATACATCGAACTGGAATGTAGTCATACCGCACAATGATAAAGATACGCTTTCAATGATCCGGGAGCTTACAAGATGGCTTAACGACGTATATGTAAGAGAACCGTCCGGTACAGGTTACTGGGCAAGCATTTCGGTATCCTACAGCCAGACACATTGCGAGTTAACTACACCGGTACAGTTCAGTGTAACACGAGTCGAAGGGGGTAAGTGATATGCCTGATTGGACAAAACCAATGCAGCAGACATACGAATACTACATTGTCGATCCTGCGACATGGCGGGATACCGAACGGCTTATGAACGTGAAGATGGGTGCAACAATATCGAGGGACGCTGATGCTGATACACTTGGCTCAGCGTCTTTTGATTTATCAGAGAGTATTGGGGAATGTTACATAAGGACATACCTCGTCACAATTCAAAATGGGATACGTGAACGGTTTCCATTGGGGACGCATATGGTTCAGACACCATCAGAAGAGTTTGATGGTAAGGCAAAAAGCGTATCTGTAGATGCGTATACACCGCTTATCGAGTTGAAAGAAAATCCGCCTCCACTTGGCTTTTCCATACGGAAGGGTGAACCGATAATGGACAATGTGTGCTCACTAACCAAGTCACATGCGAGGGCGCCGGTGATAGAGTGCACAGACAATAAGAAATTGGAAGTAGATTTCGTTTCTAATACGGACGACAACTGGCTAACGTTCCTGAAAGATCTGAGCAGTAATGCGAAGTACGAGTACGAACTTGACGATCTGGGACAGATATGTTTTAGACCAGTGCAGGAGGTTACGGCATTACAACCGGTTGTTATTTTCGACGATAGCAACAGTTCTATACTTTTACCAAGTATAACAATCAGCAGGGACCTTTATGGGATACCAAATGTTGTGGAGATACTGTATTCCGGAAACAATCTCACATATCAGACAAGAGTGGTCAACAACGACCCGAATAGCCCGATATCTACAGTGAATCGTGGGCGGGAAATAATTCGCAGAGTGACGAATCCGTCGCTTACAGGGAATCCAACAAAAGCACAGATTGACGAATATGCAAGGCAGTTGTTAAAAACACTGTCTACACTAGAATATACTGTGAGTTATTCCCATGGGTATTATCCAGTTCGGGTTGGGGATTGTGTTCTGCTTAATTATGAAAGAGCAGGGATACTCAATCAGAAAGCAAAAATCATAAGTCAGTCTATCAAGTGTACAACAGGATGCGTTGTCACAGAAAAGGCAATATATACAAATAGTTTATGGGGGTGATGAGCCATGCAATTATCGGCGGATCTTGTATCTAAATTTGTTAAGGCAACCAAGGATACAAAAACACAGGATGGTACAACTATGTACGGCACAGTGGTGATGCAGAACGGTACCCCATATGTACGACTTGATGGTTCTGAGATACTCACCCCGGTTACATCTATGGCGGATGTGCACAGTCTTGAGCGGGTAATGGTTCTTGTTAAGGATCATACGGCAACAATAATGGGCAATGTATCTTCACCATCAGCTCGAAGCGATGATGTTAAAGCACTTGCTGAAGTTGTTGCTGATAAGGCGAGTATTGGCGATCTCAAGGCAATAAATGCAGATATAGAGAATCTCAAGGCTGATAACGTAGAGATATCCGATAAGTTGACAGCTACAGAAGCCGATATAAAAGATCTCGAAGCAGATAATGTCACTATAAATGAAAAACTTACAGCTAATAATGCCAGCATCAAGGAACTTGAAGTGGACAATGTCAGCATACATGAGAAACTCACTGCCAATGATGCAACCATAGAAGAACTTCAAACCGGGAAGCTTGATGCAAAACTGGCTGATATAAAGTATGCACAGATAGATTTTGCCAATATAGGCAAGGCAGCACTGGAGCAGTTCTTTGCGAAAAGCGGTTTGATAGAAAATGTCGTGGTTGGCGATCAGCAGATAACTGGCACATTGGTTGGTGTAACTATCCTTGGTGACAGCATCAAGGGTGGTACAGTCATAGCAGATAAGCTAGTTATCAAAGGAGAAGATGGACTGTACTACAAGCTGAATACCGATGGTAACACGGTAGAGAAAGAGCAGACGGATTACAATAGCCTTGATGGCGGTGTGATCAGAGCCAAGTCTATCACGGCAACTAAGATAGCTGTTAATGATCTTGTGGCATTTGGAGCAACAATAGGTGGCTGGCACATAGCGGATGGTGGTTTATACTCTGGTGCAAAGGAGAGTATGAGTAATACATCCCGGGGAACATATCTCGGAAGTGACGGGCAGCTCAACATTGGTGATTCTGACAATTTCATAATGTTCTATGTGGATAATAAGGGAGAATCCCATCTTGCTATATCGGCAGATAAATTCACCCTTGGCAAGCAGAACATAGAAAACATTATAAGTGACATAAAACAGGATGTTGATAATGTCAGAGATGAGATAACCACACTCCTGAGAATAGAATCATCAAGAGGAACGGTATTCAAGAATAATGCAGTATCAACAGTCTTGTCTGTGGTGATATATCATGGAAAAGACAGGATAACAGACATAGATAAATTACACAAGGTTTATGGAAGCTCTGCATATATTCAGTGGAAATGGCAGAGGCTTGAAGAAGAAACATATGGAATTATATTATCCACCGACTCTCGAATAGAAAATGGTGGTTTTTCTTTTGTACTCACACCGGATGATGTAGATACAAAGGTGACTTTCATGTGTGAATTAATAACAGATTAATGAGGAGGAAAATAATCTATGGCAACAATAAAAGCAGCAGATCAGATTACAGTGCTTGATGTGTCAGACGCATATAACGTTGTGCTGTCAAGCGAGGCGTATACATTTCTTGGGGACACGCAGGGAGCTGCGGCCGGTTCTAAATGCACAACAGATGCAGCAGCATATTGCGGTAATAACATGTGTTCTGTTGTTACAGTAGATGCTAAGGCAATCGTATGTCCAACAGGTGTGACGGCTGAGGTAAGCAACAGTGGAACTTCAAAAGTTACAATCACGTTTACTCTGACAGCAAAGCTGACAACCGCATGCGAAGCGACTGTCCCAGTTGTTGTTGACGGTGTAACTATCAACAAGAAGTTCTCATTTGCAGTAGCAAAGACAGGAGCTACAGGTGCTAAGGGCGATAAAGGAGCTACAGGTCCAACCGGACCACAGGGTCCTCAGGGGGTATCCCCAACTGTATCAGTTACCAAAGCTAATGGTGTGACAACCATAACCATCACCGATAAAGACGGCACACATACCCAGACAGTAAAAGATGGTACAAATGGTACTCCTGGTGCAGCGGGGGCAAACGGCAAGACCCCATACTTCCATGTAAAGTACTCAAATGATGGCGGCAAGACATTCACATCAAACTCAGGTGAAGATGTTGGAATGTATATCGGTACATGTACTGATTATAACCAGGCAGACCCAGCAACCGTCAGTTCATATACATGGGCGAGAATTAAAGGTGAAACGGGTGCTAAGGGCGATAAAGGAGCTACAGGTCCAACAGGACCACAGGGGGATACTGGAGCAACGGGACCACGGGGACATCAAGGTAATGCAGGAGCAGACGCAATAACTGTAACAATCACATCAAGCAATGGCATTATCTTTAAAAATAATACCGGTTCTACCGTGCTTACAGCACATGTATTTAAAGGAAGCACCGAACAGACAATAGCTGATAATGGAACTGTATCTGGACTTGGAACAATAAAATGGTATAAAGGGGCAACACTTGTATCTACATCAAAGACGTATACGGTTACTGCTGGGGCTGTGGACAACTCTCAGGCTTACACATGTCAGCTTGAAGCGTAAGGGGGTGTTTCTATGGCTACTATCAAAGCCAAGGCAGAAATAACCATATTTAATGTCAAGGATGTCAAGAGTGTAACAAGGTATTATCTACTTCAATCATCCACAGCTACAGCACCGGCTAAACCTACAACTATCAATCCTGGGGGTAATTGGAAGACGACAGAGCCGTCTTATACGGATGGCTCTACAAATACCTTATATTTTGTTGATCTGACTATTATGAGCGATGGCAAGACATTCAGTTACTCAGATGTATCGAAGTCGAGCAGCTACGAAGCGGCTAAGTCAGCATGGAATAAAGCAAACAATGCTCAGAATGCGGCAAAGGCCATATCTGATAATATCTATACTGCTAACACTACAACCATCGATGGCGCAAAGATTACTACCGGAAGTATTAAGGCTGCTCAGATAGATGTTAGTGACTTATTTGCACAGAACATCAAGGCTACTGGATCTATAGAGGGAGCGGCAATCAAAGCAAAACGCGGTTGTATAGGTAATTGGGATATTTCTGATGAAGGGTTGGTACAAGGAGTCGGTGTTGTAAAAACGGTATACGATGGTGCATTGAAGAAAGATATTAGTGAGTATAGTGAATTATACATAGGTTCCAATCTTGCATTGATGCAAAAAGGTTTGGCATTTTTTCTTGTTAAATCTAGGGACCCATTTGTGATGGGTGAAGAATCAGCAACACCAATTCGGGAGCGATACGGTATAACACCGACCGGTGAGCAGTATACATATGGGGAATGGGATTCTGTTGAAATAAACGGAACAACTGTAGATTATCCTGTGACCTATATAGCTCTCGCCAAAAGAGGAATATCAGCATATAGCAGTACAGTTGACAATAACGGTAAGGTTCAGTCAGAAGAAAAAGTAAACATTAACGCTGATGGGGCTAAGTTCGATGTGATCACAAATATCGGCGATTGGGTAATAAATGCAAGTCGAATAATCAGCAAAACTGGACTAAGTATGGGCGCTGGTGGAGCAGGGTTAATACTCTGTGATGAAGATGGTAAACCAGTTATTTGGATACAGGATGAGAACAGTAAGCTGACATTCCGAGTTGATAGAGATGGTACGATGTACCACAATGATAATGTTTTAGGTGAAGTAATAACAAAAAACGTTGGTGCAAAATCCATGAGCTCAGGTACTTGGACAGATACAGGCGCATCAGTTACGTTGCCAGCAGGAAAATACGTTGTTAATGGTACAGTACTGTTTAATAGTGCCGCTAATGGACAGAGGGGTGCCCGATTTGCCACATCATCTACCGACTACTTCAGAGAGAGCCAGCAAATGAATATAGCCGGAACAACAAAAGGAGTAACAAGTGTACAGTGCTCATATATTGCGAACTTGAAAACATCAACAAAACTCAACCTTCAGGGAATACAGTCAAGTGGTGCGGCATTGAGCACTATTAACAGTTACATCCAGGCAATCAGAATAGCATAAGTCGGAAAGGATAGAAAGATATGAGCATATTGATACATATAATAGTGCCTGTCATCGTTGCGGTACTGGCGTCATCTGGATTATGGGCGTTTTTGCTTAAAAAATCAGATAAAAAAGACGCTCAGTCAGAAATGCTGATGGGCTTGGCGCATGACCGGATATTGTACTTAGGAAAAAGTTATCTTGCACGTTCGCCTACATATATAACGATGGACGAGTATGACAATCTCAAGAATTATTTATATGAGCCCTATAAAAAACTTGGCGGTAATGGTACTGCCGAGCGGGTTATGGATGAGATTGACAAACTCCCCATTACGCCAAATGATCACGGAAAGGAGTAGATTAAAATGGAGAAAATTTCATTATTACTTATCGCAGTTGCGATTATATGCACTGTGATCACAGTCATCACACAGTTTACAAAGGAATTAGGATTCCTTAAAAAGATACCAACCTCACTACAGGTACTCATCACGAGCATCATTGTATGTGAGGTCTTTTTATTTGGGGTTCTTTCATATTATAATATCGCACTCATGTGGTATTACCCGGTAGCTATTCTGTTTGCATCTTTTCTTATTGCTTATATTTGCATGTTCGGTTGGGAAAAACTCATAGAAATGTTCAAGCGCTTTTGGAAAAAGGAGAGTGATTTTTGATGAATGGAATAGATATATCAGCGCATCAGGATGGCATTAACCTCTCTAAGGTGGCTTGTGACTTTATAATAGTCAAGGCTACCGAGGGATCAGACTACTTCAATAGGTGTTTCAATGACCATGCTAACAAGACGCTCAAACTTGGACGCTTACTGGGTATGTATCACTATGCAAATGGAGGGGACGTCAAGAAGGAGGCAGATTTCTTCTTAGGTAAGATAAAGAAGTTCATAGGTAAGGGGATCATAGCCCTTGATTGGGAAGCCGACAACAATCCTAGATTTGGCAGAGATGATACAGAGTGGTGCGAGGCATGGTGCTCATACGTTTATAAGCGGACGGGGATCAAACCTTTCATATATATTCAGAAGTCATCGATGGATAGAGTTAAGTCTGCTGGATACCCACTCTGGATAGCTCAGTATGCAGATGATAACGATACTGGATTCCAGAAGACTCCTTGGAATGAAGGCTCTTATAACTGCATTATCAGGCAGTACTCTTCCCATGGACGACTCAACGGATATAATGGTAATCTTGATCTCAATAAGGCGTACATATCCAAGGCAACTTGGCAGAAGTATGCTGGGGTTAAGACTGCAACATCTTCAACGGCTAAGCCTACCATAAAGAAGAAGTCCATTGTAACGATAGCAAAGGAAGTCCTCGCAGGCAAATGGGGGAACGGCGACGTTAGAAAGTCGAAGTTGACTAAGGCTGGATACGACTACAATAAGGTGCAGAATGAAGTCAACAAGCAGGTGAAAGCTTCTCATGTAAAGTCTACCGACGAAATTGCACGAGAGGTAATTGCCGGTAAATGGGGGAACGGCGAAGAGCGCAAGACCAAGCTCAAGAAAGCTGGATACGACCCGGAAAAGATCCAGAAGCGAGTCAATGAATTGATGGCTAGATAGTCAACGATAGCATCAAAATGGGGTAAAAAGTGGTGTATTATTACAATATACATACTATTAACGCCTACAATCGTTGAAAATAAAGGACTTACAGCATCCGTAGAGGAAGCTGCTAACGCTGGTAAGTTCTAAATAAAAACCTAGTATTTAAACGATTTAGAGGGCTTTTAGAGAGATCTAAAGGCTCTCTATTTTTTGTTTTGAAAATACATAGCAAATAATGAGACGGGAGAAATGACATCTGAAAGAATCATGGGAAAGACTCCAAATGGTGGTGACTACTCCGAAATATTTTACTTTGACGAAGATGGAAATTGACAGATCCCCAAAAGGCTGTTAGATGTATAATTAGAGAATGCAAGATGAATTGCGAATTGGTCAATGAGATTTTCGGAGAATGTAATTAGAAAATATTTTGCAGATGCAGGGAGATTTTTTCGCACAATTCATTTATCGTTAATTCAGATCATGGTAATGTCGATGAGCGTGAGTGAGTGGTTTAGGTAATATGCGAAAACTAACAGGCTGGGATATATGAAGATGGAGATTTTACATTTCCAACAGATTTTTTACATTATTATCAAAAATACGATATTGGAATACCAGAAGAATATGAAAAGTATATTAGTTCAAAGCTGATGGATGAAAACGCTCCGTAATAGCAGGGTGTTTTATTCACAAGGATAAATAGCTATATTTCACAAATGAAACAAATGTGGAATAATTTTGTATAGGAAAGCTTGTGGGAATATAGTTGGTAATGCAGAGAAAGACGGATTGATTTGCTATAGAAATTGGTAGATGTGATTGTCAAAAAAGAAAGGTTATGTGCTATGGTAACTTTAAATAAGTTAAGAAGAATAGATAATATAATATCAGCAGAGTATTTTCCAGAAGATGATAAAAAAGATATTGGCAAGATTGTCTATGATATAGACAAAGGAGAAATAGTGAAATTTGAATATTGTAAAAGAGATAAAGATTCCTTTCTAAAGTCATATTTAAAAAAAGCTGTAAAGGCTATTGAGAAGTGTGTCGAAAAAGATGATTACCCAGAAACGGTAGTATATGCCTGGTATTAAATGCCAATATTTTATATGTTGATTTTGATGAAGTTATAAATATATTATGAAAAATGTTAGCTTGGCATAAGTTGTTTAAAGATAGCAGAATATAGCGATAAAATTGTTCTTGTGGTAATTGACTATAGTGACAATAAAGATGATAAGCACAAGCATAGTTGTGTAATTGAAAGAATATAATGATTAGATGTTACAAATATTAAATGGTAATCTTAGAATTTTATTCTTTTGACAAACGTCAAAAATATTGTATAATATACTTAACAAGACAGCCGAGCGATAGATACGTCCTATCCGTCCGGCAAAAACCATTTTAAGATGAAACACCTCATAGCTTAGTCGGCTGAGGTGTTTTTCTTATTTTCTATGATTCAGAATTGTCACAATAAGTATCGCAACGGTTAATATAACCATGAATTCCTCATATGTACTCATAAGGCACCACTCCCTTCCAAGACTCGAACGGATATGGTGTAACACCCCTCGGCTGCCCGGTTAAATACATTATTCTATTTTCATACAGAAGTAATTTTGATATATATACATTTTGGAGATTCCTATATAACGTAAAACACCTCGCATTAACGCGAGGTTGGATTTAAAAAGAGATTTAAGAACACAATAATATTTTATAACCACATACCACCTTCCGGAATACATTAAACTATATCATGGACAAGGAGGTGAATACGCATGGACAGATTCGCAGTATATCTTGTAGTTGTTGCGGTTCTTTGCACTTTGATATCGGTAATAACGGAATTTACGAAAGAGGTAGGAGTGCTGAAGAAGATCCCTACCTCTTTTCAGGTTCTGATCACCAGTGTCATTGTGTGTGAGGTGGGACTTTTTGTTGGACTATCATTTTATCACATAGCATTTGTGTGGTATTATCCTGTGGCTGCGTTTTTCGGGGCATTTGTCATTGCGATTATATGTAGCCGGGGATGGGACTACCTGATATCGATATTCAAGCGGTTTTACAATGGCGGAGATAAGGAAAAGTGGCATGAATAAAGGCGTCATGACAGTGGCACATGTAATACGAGACAGATAAGTATAAGTTCGGAATAATGATCCTAAGATTGTCTCCTGATTCAATGTCTGGAATATTATATACAGACAAAAGAATTCAGGAGACAATTTTATGGCTTCTAATAAGGTTCCATTAAAGGGCTACATGGATGGTATAGATATATCAGCGTGGCAGGATACTATAGATATAACCAAGGTGCCTTGTGACTTTGTGATAGTGAAAGCTACGGAGGGCACGGACTACAAGAACAGGTATTTTGCAAAGCACTGTGACCAGGCGATGAAAGCGGGAAAACTCCTGGGGGCATTCCATTATGCAAATGGTGGCGATCCCCACAGTGAGGCTGAGTATTTCATAGCATACAGTAAGAAATATGTGGGCAAGGCGATACTTGTCCTTGACTGGGAGGGGCGGAATAATCCTCAGTTTGGCAGAAGTGACAGAGCGTGGTGCAAAGAGTGGTGTGATCATGTATACAGAAAAACCGGTGTTAAGCCCCTGATCTATATCCAGAAGAGCGCCATGGACAATGTAAAGGGCCTGGGATACAGGCTGTGGGTTGCACAGTATCCTGATTACGAGCGGACGGGATATCAGGAGCATCCATGGAATGAAGGTCAATACGAATGTGATATCAGACAGTACACATCCGTTGGAAGACTTCCGGGTTACGATGGCAATCTCGATCTGAATAAGTCATATATAGACAAGACGACATGGAAAAAATATGCCGCAAAAAAGACTGGTGGTTCACAGGAGAAAGATACTGGCAGTAACAGCGGAAAAAGTAATAATAAAAAGAAAAGCATAGAATTGATCGCAAAGGAAGTCATAGCCGGAAAATGGGGGAACGGCGATGACCGGAAGAGCAGACTGAAAAAGGCAGGATATGATTACAATAAGGTTCAGGCGAAGGTAAATGCAGTGGTCAAGGCTTCGCAGAAGAAATCGATAGATGTGATAGCCAGAGAGGTCATAGCCGGCGACTGGGGAAATGGCGATGACAGAAAGAACAGGCTGAAGAAGGCAGGGTATGATCATGTCAAGGTGCAGAATAAGGTAAATGAGATGCTTGGCAGATAGCTGCAGGTAAATGACATAAGAAAAATGGCAGGAAAACGAAGTATAAAATTAGTTCCGGCAAAAATGAAATTTATATGAAGAATCATCCACACCTGTTGACGAAGCGCAATATATACTATAGGATAGTGGAAAACAAAAGCCCCCGTCAGGGATACATGAAAGGAAAAGGTGATATATATGCCATATTATGGATTTTATTTTGACCCAACATATCTGTTGGTTCTCATAGGCGTGGTGCTCTGCATGATAGCGTCGGCAAGAGTCAAGACCACATACAAGAAGTATGAGAAGGTGGGATCGCGGTCAGGCTACACAGCGGACCAGGTCGCATACATGATACTCAGGAATGCGGGGATAACGGATGTGTCAATACATCACATCTCAGGAGATCTGACTGATAATTACAATCCTAAGGAGCATACGCTCAATCTGTCGGACAGCGTGTATGGTTCCAGATCCATCGCAGCGATAGGCGTGGCAGCCCATGAGTGCGGACATGCCATACAGCATGCAAATGCATATGCACCGCTCACCATAAGGTCAGCCATCATTCCAGCGGCAAATATAGGCTCAGCCATATCATGGCCGCTCATACTTATAGGACTTCTCATTCCGAGGGTTGATTACCTTATAACACTCGGAATCATATTGTTCTCACTGGTTGTTGTCCTACAGTTTGTGACACTTCCGGTGGAGTTCAATGCATCGAGAAGAGCCATGGCGATACTGGAGGGCAGCGGGTATCTCTATCCGGATGAACTCAAGGGTGCAAGAAGTGTACTCACAGCGGCAGCTATGACATATGTGGCAGCCATGGTATCAGCATCACTTCAGTTGCTCAGACTTGTATTATTGTTTGGCAACAGGAGAAGATAGCGGAATTATAACAGAAAATATAAAAATGCATAAAAAAGTCTTGTGAATTTGTTGATAGTATTTGCAACTTTGCTATGGTAAAATGGTTAAAGTGGCAAAAATCTACATATTTGCAAGACTTTTTCTGCTATAGTGCACAATTATAGCGGGAATGGTCTGCGAAACAATTAATTAAGGGAGGGTAATTGATGAGAAAGAGAAGGCTACGAGGAGGTATAACGGCCTTGTCGGTGCTTGCTGCTATTGGCATGGCATCGGGAATAACGGCATTTGCGGCGGACGGAACACAGTCTGAAGCTGCGAATACGGGAAAGGGGCTGGAGTATGTATATGAGTCGTCAGGCTCTACACCATCAGGTGTCACGCTCAACGGCAATTCGGTAATCATAAAGCAGTCGCCGAATTCCACTGACAGCGAGCAGTTATTAAATATTTACAATGACAAAGACAGGGATGGAATCCTTGATGAGGGCGAGGAAGCTTTCGCATTGGATGGAAGCACGGACATACAATATGGCAATATATATGGAATCTATCATGGTAATGGCAGTTCGCCGATCTCCATAACCATAGACGGTGCTGAACTGCCTGTTGTATATGGAGCATTTGAGAGCACTGTTGAGACTCCGGAGAACATGACTGCGGTAACTATCAGTGTGAAGGGCGACGCGGCAGTTGAAAGTCTGTATGGACTTTTCAGGACATATTGTACTGGTGGTGTACTGATAGACACGGAGAAGTCAGTTAAGATAAAGACGCTCTATGGTCTCAGCACATCGACCATAGATGGAGACATCACGGAGAATATCAATTATAGCTGTGACGGCAACACATTTGTCACACTGGCTACAGATGGATATTACACAGGAAAGGCATACACTATAAATGGCGATGCAGTGTTCAATATGAAAGGAGCCAGCGCCAATTCAGTGTATCTCGTGCAGAATGGAGCTGTGCTCAGTAAGACACTGACGGCCAAGGTGACTGACTCCAAGGTAGACAGCCTGAACGGAGTTTCCCAGGGGGCAAAGGTTGATGGTGACGTGAGCCTTACATTTGACGGAATATCAGCCGTAAAGGATGGAAGAAGTGCCAGTGTATATGGTGCGTCAAGTGCGACTATCCTTGGAAATCTGGACCTTAAGCTGAAAAGCCAGTCTGGATCAGAGATGTCTGTGTATGGCACCAATAATACAAATATAAAGGGAAATGTAAATGTCAGCATTGATGGCTCAGGAGCAAAGTTCAACACCATATATGGAATGTATGGCGGTATGCTGGGCGGAAGGGCTGATATAGATATAAAGAACTGCGCTGCCGGTTACACAACATGTGGCATGAATTCGGTTTCGTTCAGTCAGACTCAGCCGGAGGAAGAAGGAACATATACGTATACTGTGAACATGGGGAATATCACTGGCGCCAGCGGCAGGGTATATGGAATTTCAAATTGTTCCGGCATCACTTCTGCCAGCGTTGTAATGAAGGCTGTGGCAACAACAGATACATTAAATGGCATGTATCTGAGCACAGGTGTAAAAGGTGATATAAAGGCAGAGCTTTACAACTGTAATGCAGCCTATGTAAAAGCTCTGGAGCTGTCAAATGTGACGGTAAATGGTTCTGTAGATGCCATAGTTTCGGGCTGTAGCATTACGAGATCTCTGAATGTAGAGCAGGGCGGAAGCATCAGTAAGGATCTTAACATAAGCGTCAGCAACGTTATCAGCAGTTCAGCACAGCTTGTATACGGCGGTAGCTGTCTGGGAAATATGACGGTCAATGTGGATGGCATGAATGATGAATCCATAGTAGACGAAAATGGCAATCCGCTTGTGAACTCGTATGAATACGCGGGCAGCGACATGTTTACCATGATGGGCAACTTTGCACTGGCAGGGGAACTCAAGGCGGATATAGCAAAGATACATTTTGCAAAATGTGGACTCGCCGGAGGTGATTACAGTTGCGGAAATATCGGAACAAAGGTTGACATAACGTTGTCAGACAGCAGTATAAATGGACTGGCGGGAAATAATATTTTCTATCTGGCAAATGAGAGCTATTCCGGTTCAACCGAGAATACAGTTCCTGTTGATATAAAGATCAACAACACAGATTTTACAAATGCAGACGGAATAAGCTTCCAGATGTATATAGGTAATAACAAGGATGCAAAAGTTACATTTGATGACAAGTGCAGTATGCCGGAGAAGTATTATATGGCTCCAAGCATGAATACCACCGGCTCATCTGTTATAACCTATGGACAGAATATATATTATGGCGGACAGAATCTTGTGATAGACAAGGATGTAACTGCTGACAATATTTACTTTGGTAACTTCACAGAGAACGGAAGCCAGGGCAATGCCGTGATCGTTATCAACAAGGGGGTAACGGTAACTGCAAATGAGGGTATATATGCAGCAGGCGGTTCAAACATACTCCACAGTGGAATCCTCAAGGGAACATTTAAGGCGACTGATGGGTATCTGCCAAATATATTCTCAAAGGGGGGCGTAATAGAGGACTCGGCTGTAGGGGATGTTGCAAATGTAAATTATTCATTGGATGTTGTGTCCAACGAGAAGGCCGCAACGTACACCATGACAGGCAAGACGTCACAGTATATTGATCCTGATGGTACATATGTCAAGGGCGGCGCAGATGTCAAGATAACACCGACCGTGAACAAGGGATATATTCTTGACAAGGTGACCTTCAGAGGTCAGAGCGACACAGCGGAAAATTCAGCGGTTGAAGCAAATGGCGTGTACACGTTCAGCATGCCGAACGAGCCTTGTACAGTGACGATCGCAACGACAGGAAAGCAGATCGTGGTATCCAAGACAACTGTTGATCCATCGGCACTGCTTGGAAAAGAATACACGGCAGCTTCACCTCTCTATGACATGGCAGATCTTGTCATATCAAACGACGCAAGAGAGGGCGAGGTCACATACGAGATCGACGAGACAAATGGACTTCCTGAGGGACTCTCATTGATCGATGGCAAGGTTGTCGGAACGGCAAGCAAGCTTTATGAAGATGGAAAGAATGTCATAGTACATGTGACAGGAAGAAATGGTTCAAAGGCACAGCTCTCACTGAATGTGATCGTCTCAAATGAGGAGAAGAAGCAGGACAACCAGGATGGCCGAATCGCAGTTGACGAGGATGAGAAGACTATATGTCTCAACGGAACATCGGTGGTCATCCAGGCAAAGGACGACACAGAGACAGAGATATACGTGGACGACAATCAGGATGGACAGGCAGATGGCAAGACACCTCTGTACACCGGAGATCTGTCGGAGTACACGATAACAGGTGTCGAGGACAACGCCATAAGACGAAATATCAGGATCACCATGACGGGGGGAAATGTAAAAGCAATATACGGTGCAAAGGATTCAGAGCTTTCATATAAAGGCGGCGATGCGGTGAGTATAAATATCCGTGGTGGTAAGGCAGCAACTATGTATGTTCTGTCGAATTCAACCGTGGATGGAACCATAGCATATGAGATCGCAGAGAACACTGTAGATAAGGGCGGATTTGCAGCGGATACAACATCAAAATATACCGGTGCATTCATGAGAAACAGCAAGGATATCGTAACTATCAGAGGAACCTATGTTGTGAATAAGAAGCTCACGGCAATGGCTCTGATAATCTATGACAGTGCGGCAGTTGATGTAAATGCTCCGGTTGAGGTAACGGATTATGTGTCACTGAACGAGAGATCATCCGCAGTATTTAACGATACGCTGACCGCTGACAGGCTTGGTTATTCAAAGTATGCCAAGGCAGTTGTGAATGGAGATACGAAGCTTGCGGCTCTCAATATGACACAGTATGACACGACACTCACAATAGGCGAGGATGCGCTGTTTGATGTGGGCAAGGTCAACATGACATCAGGCTGGGCAAGAGTATATCAGAAGGGTACGCTCAAGTGTCCTTCAGACCAGTTCAGCAACACAGGTGTGTGGGTGGCAGCAGGAAAATTTGCAGATGATATAGATGCCAGCGGCTGGACAGGAGTGTATTACAGCTATGCAGGCGGCTCAACAAACATGGACAACACATCAGCAAAATTGGCTGCACAGTCATATGTAGTTGAATATGAGAATGTCAAATATGTTGCCTGCAAACAGGCGATCACAGTTAGCTATACCGATGTGCCGGGTTACACAGCCTATGTGTCGGCAAATGGCGGCGAGCCGGTACAGGGAAGCAACGGAAGTGCAAAGGTGACAGGCCCGGATTCATCTATGTCTATTGTAGTGGATTATGTGGCAGACCAGATAGACATCAGTAAGGAATACGCAGATCCGATTCTGGCGGCGGAGACCAAGTACACAGCGGATTCACCAGCGTACGATCTCACGATCCTCAAGGTTACAGGAGATACCACAAAGAATTATGGAACTGACATGCAGTACAGATTGAAGAGCGGTTCGACACTTCCATCAGGACTTGTGCTTGAGTCGGGTAAGATAATAGGAACAGCCAAGAATGCAGGTGAAAGCACAGTAACATTTGTCATAACAGGACGAAATGGAACATCGGTTGATTTCCCAGTGGTATTCAAGGTACTGCCGGCAGGCACGGAGATACCTGATATCAACAAGCTTGGTGTATCTGTGAACACAGAGGATAAGACCATTGATCTCGGTGGAAATTCGGCAGTGATAATAGTTGATCCATCGGACAGCAGCAAGAGCTCAGTATATCTGGATGCTGATCACAACGGAGTGGCAGACGACAACAGACCACTCAGAATAGACGGAGAGGTTACATATGATCTGTCAGGCTACAGCATATCAGGCTATACGGACACAGCAAATAAATACACCGGTGATATATCGGTGACACTCAGAAGCGGAAATGTCGGCAATATATGTGCTGCGGGTTCAACTGACAGCAAGGCAGACCGCGTGACGATAGATGGAAATGTAACCATGACGATCATGGGCGGTTATGTGTCAGGCACTGTAGCTGCGGCAGGAAACGCTGATGTCAAGACAGTGACCTTCACGGCAGAGGACGGAAGAGCAGGAAGCGTGGTATACGGTGCGTACAATACAAATGCGGAGAAGGTAGACTTCACATTTGCAAAGTCTGCACAGATGTACACACCGGAATCAACCAAGTCTGAGAATATGTATGTCACATCGGGTGGATCAGTATCCGGTGATGTGGATATAAGAGTTGGTATAACTGATCATTACAATACATTTATATACGGTGCGGATTACATGAACAAGCGCTCCTACTTCAACGGAGTGTCGAGAACAGCCGTATCTGGAAATGTGAACTGTGTGGTTGATGGAAGATGGTGCGCTGAGAAGTGCAACAACTTTGTTCAGCAGTCAGATGTGAAGGGAGATCTGTATGCCGAGATAAAGTCAGGAGAACTCAGAAAAAATGACGTCAACAATGAGCATAGCAAGGCATTGGTATTTAACTATGGTCACAGCATTGGAAATATATACGTCAAGGCAGGAACAGAGGGCGCTGTCACAGGTGACTTTGTACTTGCGGCAGGCGGTAAGATTGGCAAGGTAGAGTATGTAGACGAGAATGCAAAGTCCACAGCTACTGTAAAGGGCACCGCTGACAATTACCAGGTTGAGAGTCTGGGTTCACTGTATATGTCTCTCGCCGGCAAATTAACTATAGGCGGAGACTACACACTTGACAGAGATGTGGAGGTAAAACAGCTTGAGATACTCAAGGATTCGAAGCTGACCATCGCCGAGGGCGCAGCTCTTACAAATACGTCGACAGCGACAGTCACCGGTGATGTTGAGAACCTTGGCACATGGAATGTGGACGGTGCTCTGACCATGACAGGATCACTGGTCAACAGAGGTGCATGGAATCTGAAAGGAAATGTTCAGGCTTCAGCAACAGTAGATAACTACGGGGATATCACAGCAGCAAATAGTGAGAGGATCACCTTGAATACAAATGCAAAGCTCATCAACAGAGCTGATGCACAGTTTACATTTGGCAACCTCACAAACAGTGCAATGATCGTAAACTATGGTAATATGAAGCAGCTTGCATATACGTCAAGTCTTGGAAGCGGAAGCATACTCACCACAGTGATCCCTGATATGGTGTACGCACTGAAAAATTACAGCGTCATTTTCTACAAGCTGGATGTGGATTATCCAGAATACTGCTTCAAGGATGGCGATGCAAAGATAGAGAAGAGTTCATCGGCAACAAGATGTCAGAAGAAGTCAGGTGTTGACGGTGACGATGCACTCTATATACAGGGTGGCAAGTCGTTCTACATCACAATAGACGGTGAGCCGATAGATGGAATGGCGGTGGATTCAGTTGTATTTGGACCGGATGACACAGCCATGACTACAAGTAACAACCGTCTCTGGAGCGGCGTCATGACATATGAGCCGGCAACAGTTACGGTAAATATGGCAAAGCAGGAGGCCGTAAATATAACTCTCGCAAAGACAGAGGATACAGTTAAGGCGCAGGTTGGAAAGACAACCACAAAGGATGAGCCATTATATGATCTGACAGCCATAGAGATCCAGAATGATGAAGCGGTGGACAACGGATATGTGTCATACTCCCTTGCAAAGGGACAGACACTTCCGGCAGGACTTGTGATATACGATGGAAAGGTATATGGAACACCAAAGACTGCAAGTGCTGAGGCACAGACAGTCAAGTTCACGGTGAGAGGACAGAATCAGACAGTGGCTGAGTTCACACTGATCATATCCAGCGTGGAGAAGGGAATACCTTCATTTACTGCCGGAAAGGCGGGCGACGCATATGCCGGCAAGACCCTTGCGGATGTGGAGCTTCCAACATCGGCAGCAGGAAAGTACATGTGGGCAGATGGAACACAGCAGGTAGGCAAGGCCGGAACAAGCGAGACCTACGATGCATACTTTGTTCCAGACGACACAGCAAACTATGACTGGAGCAAGATCGATGCAGCAGAGGGAACATATGAGGAACTGGAAGACGGAAGTGTGAGAATTGCAGTGAAGCTTTCAGTGTATGTGAGAAAGCAGGATCCTGTATTTACAGTTCCGGAGAATGTCACAGCTACATACGGAGATACTGTTGGCAAGATACTCCTGCCTGAGACAGCAGGTGGAATGTTCATCTGGGAGAATGCAGATGAATCTGTGGGAGAGGTTGGAACAAAGACTTTCCTTGCAACATTTGTACCTGAAGATGAGGATGTATACGAGAGAGCAGAGCATGTGGAGATAACTGTTCAGATTCTTCCTGCAAATGCAGTATTTACTCAGGCGATAGATTCACTGAGTGCTAAGGAGAATATGACTCTTGCAGACATAGAGCTTCCAGAGCGTGAGGATGGAGTATACACATGGTATACAGACAGAACGACAAAGGTTGAGGATGGCAATACATACAAGCTTTGCTTCAAGCCTGCAGACACAGTAAATTATGACTGGACATCAGTTACAGGATGGAACAGGGCTTACAATGGAGTTGTATTCAATGTAAAGATCACCATCGAGAAAGAGCCGGAGCAGCATGTACACGATTACGGCAATAAGTACAAGAGCGACAGCAGATCTCACTGGTATCAGTGCTCATGTGGAGAGAAGTCAGGCCTGGCAAATCACACATGGGACAAGGGAGCGATAACGACCAAGCCTACAGACACAGCGGCAGGTAAGAAGACATTTACCTGTACCAAGTGTGGGTACAAGCGTTATGAGTCAGTAGCTGCCCTTGGAATAGACATAGGAAATTCCAAGAACAATGTGGTCGTAAGCGGTATAGAAAAGAATGGATATACATACACAGGATCACCTATCACTGTTAAATCGCTTGCGCTGAGGAGAGGCAAAACAACACTGAAGAATGGTGTGGATTACACCGTACAGTACAAGAACAACAAGAATATCGGTACAGCGACAGTAAAGATCACTGGTAAGGGTAATTACAGAGGCTCCGTCAGCAAGACATTTGCTATCAAGGCTGGCAAGGGCAAGATATATAAAGTTGCGCAGAAGGGCGTGCCTGGCTATCTGAAATATAAGGTGACAAATGCCGCTTCAAATGGCAAGGGAACAGTGACACTTGTTGGAAGTACAAGCAAGAAGAGCGACAAGAAGTTCAAGTCACTCACGGTTGCATCCAGTGTCAAGATCGGTGGAGTGAACTTCAATGTTACGGCTGTAGGAGCGAAAGCATTTACAGGACGCAAATATCTCACCACGGTTGTGATCGGAGGAAACGTTAAGACCATAGGCGGTGCAGCATTCAGCAAGTGTGGAAAGCTTGGAAAAGTTACCATAAAGTCTACAAGGATAACGACTATCGGTAAGAATGCTTTCCAGGGTGTCAAGAGCAATGTGAAGATATATCTTCCTAAGAAGAAATATGACGCATATGCAAAGAAGCTCAAGGCGAAGGGAATAAACACTCCTAAGAAAGCTGTATACAAAAAGTCAAAATAAATGAAATGCGTTGATGTGTTGGCGGGACAGTCACAGGTTATGTGGCTGTCCTGTTTTTTATGTGAAGATCGTTCTGGTGTAAAACCATGAGTGTAGTGACAGGAAAGATATAATCTGCTATACTGAACATATGTTTGCGAATATATGGAGGACTGTATGGATAATTTTATAGATGAACTGAATGAACAGCAAAAGGAGGCAGTGACCACAACAGAAGGGTATGTGCGCATAATTGCGGGAGCGGGAACCGGCAAGACAAAGGCGCTCACATACAGGTATGCGTATCTGGTGGATGAGCTTGGAATATCCACATCGAATATACTGTGTGTCACATTTACAAATAAAGCGGCGAGGGAGATGAGCAAGCGTATCAGACAGATGATCGGGGACAGTGATACGGGATACATCTGCACATTTCACGGCTTCTGTGTGAAGCTTCTGAGGGAGGATATCCATGCCATCAATTATCCCCAGAACTTTGTGGTGATGGACAGCGAGGACACGGAGGAGATACTCAAAACGGTGTACGAGAATGCCCATATACAGTCGAGAACATATACATTTGACATGGCGAGGGATCACATATCGGCGATGAAGAACGAGATGCAGCACATTGCATATATGGCGGACATAAGCAATGAAAGACTGTTGGCAGATTATGAGAACGCCTCAGACATACCAGAAAAAGTATTTCTGGGATACCTGTACGAACAGAAGAAGGTGTATGGACTTGACTATGATGATCTCATAACCATTGCGCTCCACATCCTCAGAACCGATGCGGAGAAATGCCGCAAATGGCAGGAACGCATGATGTATGTCATGGTGGACGAGTTCCAGGATGTCAGCGGTAACCAGTATGCGCTGGCGGAGATACTCAGCGGTTATCACAGGAATCTGTTCATCGTGGGCGATCCGGATCAGACCATATATACGTGGCGCGGGGCAAGGATAGAGTACATACTGGAATTCGACAAGAACCATGAGAATACACAGACCATATTCCTCGACACGAATTATCGTTCAACTCCTGACATACTGGCGGTGTCCAACTCACTGATCGAGAAAAACAGGAACAGACTGCCCCACAGGCTTGTGGCTGTGAAGCCGTCTGAGGCACGCCCTCTGTACGTACATTCCAGGACCACCGGGGATGAAGCCCAGTGGGTGACAAATGAGATAAAAAGACTGGTTGAGGCGGGCACAAAGTACAGTGATATAGCCGTTTTGTACAGGTCACATTTCGTGTCGAGAAGCATAGAGGAAGCATTTATCAAGACAAAGATCCCGTATATCCTCTACAGCGGAACGGAGTTCTACAAACGCAAGGAGATAAAGGATGTACTGGCATATCTCAGGATGGTGGCGTATGCGGATGATCTGTCATTTTGCAGGGTGATAAATGAACCAAAGCGGAACTTTGGCAAAAAGAGAATGTCGATGCTGAAGTCGTACTGTGAGACTCACAGATGCTCACTGTACAGCGGTCTTCAGGATCTTCTGGAGGAGAAGACTGTTAAGTCGACAGGTGCTTCAGCCTTTGTCGATATCATAGAAAACTTCAGGAAGACATACAAGGAGAAAAGTCTGTCTGATCTTGTGATGGAGCTCATGGCCGCCACGGGCTACGAGGCGATGCTCAGACAGGCGGGCGAACAGGAAAGGCTGGACAACCTGGCAGAGCTGAAGCAGTCGATAGACGAATATGAGAAGACCTCCGGTGAGGAGAATACGTTGGAGGAATATCTGCAGAGCATAGCTCTCTACACGAACAATGACAGGGAGAAGGACAAGGATTCTGTGACGATGATGACCATACACACCGCAAAGGGCCTGGAGTTCCCATATGTGTTCGTGTGTGGTGTAAATGAAGGCATATTCCCAAGCAAGCACGTGGACACTGAGGCGATGCTCGAGGAGGAACGACGCATGGCATACGTGGCATGTACCAGAGCGGAGCGCGGTCTGTACATCAGCGATGCCGAGGGCCTGAACTACGATGAGTCTTTCCGGTATCCATCCAGATTCATCTTCAATATAGACCGGGAAGCAATCGACTACGTGAACGAGCTTCCGCAGCGCCTAGTGGACGACACGAAGAGCTACATAGCCGCAAATGAAAGCCGCTATATGCCGCTGGACACCGAGCTAAAGCCCGGCGACCGGGTGAGACATAAGGTGTTCGGCGAGGGCACTATAACCGGTATCAGGGGAGATATAGGGTGCTATGTGGTTAAGTTTGATAGGGTGGAGACGGAGAGGAACTTGAAGATTGGGGTGGGGCTGGAGAAGATTGGAAATCTATAAAGATTTTGATGGTGAGACGAGTATAGTATGAAGAATACTAGTGTAAATATAGAAAGTAATACTTGACACAATCAGAGGTAGAAAAGTAATATAATACTGTAGATTTGGCATATAAATGTTAGCTGTGCGGGTTAAATAACCTATAGAAATTTCTACTGTTGTAGATCCATTAGTACAATCCGTCTTGCACTTAGATGAGTATCCAAGTGTGAGTTATAGTATGTGTATATAAAAAAAGAGTAGAGGTATGTTAAGTGCCTTGAAATAAATTTCTACTGTGGTAGATTTAGTTAATGTAAAAAGTTTAACGCTGAATATGGCGTTATTCTTTTTTGCTCAGATTAAATTCAAAATTACATTAACTAATAAAATTAGTGACAAACTCGTTGATGTATGTTATTATGTTATCATATTATATAGATTGATTTTAAGGGAGGAGTTAT